GGTTTTACGACTAGAAGTTGATTTACGACTAGACTTGGTTTTACGACTAGAAGTTGATTTACGACTAGACTTGGTTTTACGACTAGAAGTTGATTTACGACTAGACTTGGTTTTACGACTAGACTTGGTTTTACGACTAGACTTGGTTTTACGACTAGACTTGGTTTTACTATAAGTTTTTTTAGATGGTTTAGTTGCTCGTTTAGCGGATTTTCGGTGACTTCTTGCCATTTGTTTATATATTAAATAAATAAAAAAAAAATCAAAATAGTTTTAATTATTAAATTAAACACAAAGACTTCTTCTGTCAATTAATTTAGGGTTTGGTATCGGTGCAATACTTGAATTATCAAATGGAAGATTAAGTAAAGGAGGATAGTAAGCTTCACCTCGTAAATCATAACTCATGTTACGAGTTGGGCGTGTAATTCTTGTAGCCCAAGGTCTTAAATAAATACCTTCAAATTTTTCCTTATCATTTGTGAAAATAACAAATAAAGATAATATTATTAATAATATTAATAACCACATTAATATTATATAATAAAAAAATTTTTAGTAAAATCTAGGTCGTTGATTTAATTCTGAATCAACACGTTCTCTATCACTCATTAATTGTTGTAATTTCATATCAACTTCCTTACTTTTTGCAGACACGTTCATATGATTTGAGTTTCCTAATTGACCAGATAAACCAAAGTTACTATCCATAAAGTTTATATTACTACGTGCTCTTTGTTGTGGAATATTTTGTCTTTGTTGAGCGTTAAATTGTGATGAATTATTATTTTGTTGAATATATTGGTCTCTCATATTAATTTGTACTGAGCCTTTATCCTTTTGACGCATATCATCAAAATATTGTCTTTCATTTTGTTTTGAAGCATAATCCATATTAGGTGTCGATTTTTCTAAATCATTTAAAAATCCATTTGTTTTACCAGAGTTATTTGGGTCCCACGTTTTATCCGTATTTAAAAAATTATCGTCAGTTAATCTACCATCTTTATAAAATTTAAAACTTTGTTCTTTAGCATCACATAAATTTGTAGAACCATAATCTGCATAATTATCGGAAAAAGACATCATTTCATTCGGATTAAATGGTTGTAATTCACCAGATGTATCAGTTAATAATTTAACTTGATATTCCAACCATTTAAAAGCGTCAACATCTGATAAAATATATTGTGCATTCGGTGTAATTAATGTCGGTACCTTAGTTATTTTAATATCTAATACGTCTTGAATTTGGTAAAATGCCTGAGGTCGTCTTTTAGTATTAGGATCAACATCAATATTCATTCTAATAAAAGAATTAAATAAATCTGGGTATTTCATAAGCGTTTGGAGAAAGTTCTTAGAATAAACGCAATAATCAGAATAAATAACTATGGGTTTTTCAAACATTTGTATTAACATTTGTTAATATAAAAATTTTAAATTTTTACCTCAAGTATAAATAGAAAATAAATAATCTAGGACTATATTAATAGAAATGTCAGACATTAGATTAAAGAAGATTACAGTTGAACCTTCTCAAATATTAACTATCCAACGCGGTGATATTAATATCACAAATACTACAGTATCCACTAATCGATTAAATGGAGCAATTATTATTGATGGAGGTGTTGGTATAAATGCAACTTATGATAGTATTTCTTCTACTAGTGGTGGTGCCTTAACAATAGGTGGTGGGTTAGCAGTTCATAATAGAACTTTTTTTGGAAATGATATTATTTTAGATAATAATGCAAGTACATTATCATTGAACGGTATTAATATAAATCGTGTATTTGTAGATTCTGTGTCTAACAAATATTTATATCTTAGTCCTGATGGAATGTCTAAAAGAGTAGAGCTATTTGACACTAAATTAAATATTCATATTACAACACACTCAACCAATGCAACAACAGGTGCATTTATTATTGATGGTGGAGTTAGTATTAATGCAACAGAAGATGTTACTAATTCTAGTAACGGAGGAGCTTTAACTGTTGCTGGAGGGGTAGCAGTAGGTGGTAATGTTATGTTTTCTAAGACATTAACAATAGGTCAATTATACACTGATGAAATTGGTTTATTAGTAAGGTATACAGGCGATTCTCAAATTGCTTTACAAAATAGTGCAGGTTCTTCTACAACTACATTTAACATGGAAAACGAAGATTTGGTTATTGCAACTGAAAATGATATGTTGTTTAAAACCACAACTGGTAATTTTGTTTTTTCGAATGCTAGTACCAATAATACTCTATTAACAATAGGTGATTATTCAAGTGATTTTCATAAGTTTGTAAACATTACAGATACCGTAGAATCTAAAAATACAACAACAGCCAGTTTAATTGTCAAAGGAGGTGTTACCATTCAATGTACAACTGATTCTTTAGCTAGTACTACAGGTAATGGATTAACTATTTATGGAGGGTTAGGTGTGGCTAAAAAGACATATATAGGTGATTCTCTAGGATTAGAATTATGGAATACCACAAAAAATAATAAATTTTTATTATATCAAGCTGAACAAACTGTCACAGAAGAGAATATCTTTACTGGTTTAGGTGTAACATCTGGATCTTTAAGATTTCAGGTATATGATACAAATAAAGATTTTACATTTTTCAGCTCATCTACAGGAGGTAATTCAACAGAAGTATTCAGAATTAAAGGTACAAATGAAGTTCAATTCGTGGGTGATAATCAAAGGTATTCTGTATTAGCTGGTGGAAATACAAGTAATGATTTATCTATTCAGGGACAAAATATTGCAGAACCATCTAGTATATGTTTTTTTACAAAAGATGGAGATACAAATGATACAAATGATATTAAAATATTTGGTTTAGGACAACCTAATAATGTAGATGATAGTGAATATTTACAACTTGGATGGGATACTAATAATTATATAGTGTCTACTAACAAAACAGGTAATGGAAATTCTACTCAACTTATATTACAAACAAATGCTCATCTAGAACAGATTAAGTTATTAACAGATGGAAGTATTTATATGAGTTCTACAAAGCATAGTGCGAACAGTAGTACTGGTGGTTTAGTAATGCAAGGTGGTTTATCAATTAATAATACAAATGATGCTGTATATTTAACAAGTGGTGGTGCATTAACAGTTGCTGGAGGTGCTACTATTGAAAAGAGTATACATGTTGGTAACACAATTAATATTTATTCTACTGCTGGTAATATTTCTATTTATTCTCAAAATTCTGATGGAGATTTAGTTATTACTAACCCATCTGATAGATATGTATTATCGAATAATGATTTAAATATTGCTTCAACTAGTTCTATTGAACTATACGGGTTAAATAACGTAAAGTCAGGTAATTTTGAATTATTAGAAATAATTTGTAATTCTACTTCTGCTAATGGTGTATATAATATTCATACGGATGCAGATGGAGCAGGAATATTAAAACCACTTCAATTAAACGTTGGTACAAATACTCATCTATTTTTACATACGAATGGTAATATAGGTGTAAATATGACATCTCCAGATTATCAACTAGATATTAATGGTACTATAAGAGCGAATGATTATAATTATATGAATCAATTAACTATTTATAATACAGAAGAAGCTTATGATGAATTCACAAGTGGAAGTTTAACAGTTGAAGGGGGTACAAGTATTGCTAAAAATTTATTTGTTGGTGGCTTGGCTCACTTTACTAATACCATGGATGCGACTAGTACATCTGGTGCAGTTTACATAGCAGGTGGTTTAACTGTTGCGACTGGACAACCTAGTAATTTTGGTTCTGGAGCTTTAACTGTGAATGGAGGAGCATATATAGGTGGTGAAATATATATTCAACAAAATTTGAATGTACAGGGTCAAATTAATGGAGGTGGTGCAAGTTCAAGTACATTTGCATATTTAACATTAACTGCAACTGATGAATCTTTGAATTTAAGTACTGGTTCATTTTTAACATTCGGAGGTGTAACTATTCAAACATATACTAATGCTGAAAATGTGAGTAATGGTGGAAGTTTCTTAACCCCTGGAGGTGCTAGTATTGGTAAAGATGTTTATATAGGAGGTGATTTATATAATTACGGCATACAGAACTTTTACGATAATAAAAATGCATTAGTCAACTTTTATGATTTGACAAATTTAAAGAGGTTTTCTATTGATAGAAATACAGTTACTAATAATTTATCAATTTCAAGATATGATAGCTCAGGTACATTTTTAGAGAAAACTATAGATATATCTAATAGTAATGGTCAAACTAAATTAAATAATAGTACAAATAGTACAAGTTTATCATCCGGGTCATTAATTACAGTAGGTGGTGTTACAATTCAAACAACTGCTATTTCAACAAATGTTCAAAATGGTGGCGGATTAACTGTTTTTGGTGGTGCTAGTATAGTTAAAAATATGCATGTAGGTGGAGATGTTGTTTTATTAAGCACTACAAATAGTAGTAATGCAAATGAGGGTGCATTGAGAGTATCTGGAGGTGTTGGTATTACAGGTAATGTTAATGTTCTTGGTAATATGGTAGTGACTGGAAATGTTGCAATTATTGGTACAACGAATACAGTATATTCAACAAATACATTACTTTCAGATAATATTCTTGTTATTAATTCTGGACCAGCTGGTTCGTCAGATGGTGGTATTTTGATTCAACGTTACCAAATAAATAATGATACAGCTGATGGTGATGTAGTTAACGATATAAGTGATCAACACGAAGTTTATACTTTACCAAATCAATCTGGTATGACTACTACACAGTTAAAATTACCTATTGGGTCAAGTAATATTGATAATTTTTATACTGGATGGTGGATTAAAATTACTTCAGGATTTAGTGTTAATCAAGTTCGTAAAGTTATTGGATATGTTGGTTCTACATGTGTACTAACTGTTGAAAATTCTTGGACTAGTCAAAACCCAAGTTTGGGTGATACAGTTCAATTATATAATAAACCATATGTTGGATTACTATGGAATGAAAATATTGATACATTTGAACTAGGAACTTCTACAAGTGATCCCGGTACAGGAACTGTTAGTTTAACAGAATTTGCATCTTTAGGATTAAGTAGTATTTTAGTTCATGATACTATTAATTCTACCAGTTCTAGTGTTGGTTCTATTGTATCCGAAGGTGGAATAAGTATAAGATGTTCAACTGAAGCCACGTCATTAACAAGAGGAGGTGCTTTAACTGTAGCTGGTGGTTCAAGTATTGCTAAGAGTTTATATGTAGGAAATAGAATGTATATTGGTGGTGTTGATGTAACTCCAAATACACATGATCAATTTTCTACAATTACATTTATAGCTTCAAATAATGTGGTATCTCAAAATATACCTACAATTTATTATAATGATGATTCTGTATGGGGTTTTGATTTATATTTATCAGCTAGATTAATTGCAACAACCAATCTACATGCAAATTATCATGTTAGAGCAGTAAATAAGGGCACTTCTTGGGAAATTGTATCTAATTATGTAGGCGATTCTATCTTATCATTTAACATTACGAATGATGGCCAATTACAATACTCTACACCTAATTTTGCAGGATTCTCTAGTCTAACATTTAAGTATAAAGTACTAACAAATTAAATTATCATTAAATAAATATTTTGATTTAAAAACAAAAATATTTAAAGATTATGAAAATGCAAGGATTTTTTAAACGTACTCCTAGCAACGCCTCAAGTGATATTAGCAATATCTTTAAAAGTTTTGGTAAAAAGAAAGATTATTTAAGCTATTTAAATCTATTATACAATGACATGTTTTATGAAAAAACAAAAAATGGCACTATTATGAAAATGTTTTTCGATAATCATAAATTTGACTGGGAATTATATATAATGTTGACCCTTGAAACTCTTAATTTAAATATAGTGCCACAGGTATTGGATATTGATTATAACAAAACTGGGTCATTTATTGAATTTGATACAAAAAATTTAACACCATTGAGAGAAGTATTTGAAAATAGCGGTGCTAATTTTCATTTGATTATAAACGAATTATTATCATTCATTAGACAAATTAGAATAAAAAAAGTTATTATTGGTAATTTACATATAGATAGCATGTATATTAATTTACAAACTATGAAATTTTATATTTTAGATTTATCTAATACTACATTTACAGATTCATGTGAAACAGATATTAATTTACAATCTTTATATATTAGTTTACGTGAAACAGAAATAAAAGATAAAGTTATTAAATATTTTGACCAAGAAATGGAATTATTTAATAATAAATTATCAAAACATAGTTATACAACTAATTTAATTGATTTATATAATAAATAAATTATGCGTATAAATATATTATGCGTGTAAATATATTATGCGTGTAAATATATTATGCGTGTAAATATATTATGCGTATAAATCAATAAAAGAATGTTTCAATCCCTCTTTACTAGGTATAACTGAACGGTTAGTTGTAGGGTCAAATGGTTTAGATGAATTAATATTTATGAATGTTGTATTAATATCAATACCATTTTTATGAATATAATCTAAATGATAATTATGCATTTTTTTAATATTTCTTGTTATTAAGACATTATATGTCATAATTACATTATCTATGTAACTATACATTTTATTTTGTTTTGGTACTGTGTATATAAAATTTTGTAAATTATTCATACAGTTACTTTTTAGTTGCATGGCTATTTGAAGCATTTCATGTATATTTTCTGGATATATACCTTCTGCTTCATAAAATCGTTCTATATCATGTTTTAATTTTAATATATTATTTGTACCTTTGACTAATAAATAATATTCTTGCGGATTATATTCTGATAACTTTAATATACTGTGTAAAAATACAATCATGTTAGCATCTGTATATAATGCATCTAATTTGTTTTTTTCATATAATTTTTTAGCATCAGCTGGTGGTAATTTTAAGCCACCACTTGTAGCTGTAGCTATCTTGTAATTAACATATTCATATACTTTTGATTGTATAGTTTCTAATTTAAGATAGATCAGTTTGTTATTATCACTTAAGTCATTTTGATTAGTTTTTACGTACATATTTGTCATATACAGAGCAAAAATAAATGCTACTAATATATATATTGAATTACCAAAAATACCAAGCTTTATAAAAAATAATAAGACTATAGTAAAGAATATAATTACATTGAATTTAAATATTTGTTTATAAATACCATGTTCTTTTGTGAAGAGATTTACAATATCATCCATATTAAAATATACATAGAAATTAATTTAACTAAATTTGATAAATTAATTACTTAATTTAAGCTTTTTTAGCCTTAGACTTTCTTGATTTCTTTGACTTGCGCTTAGGAGACTTAGATTTCTTAGACTTTCTTGATTTCTTTGACTTTCTTGATTTCTTTGACTTGCGCTTAGGAGACTTAGATTTCTTAGACTTTCTTGATTTCTTTGACTTGCGCTTAGGAGACTTAGATTTCTTAGACTTTCTTGATTTCTTAGATTTCTTAGACTTTCTTGACTTACGAGCCTTAGATTTCTTAGACTTTCTTGATTTCTTTGATTTCTTAGACTTTCTTGATTTCTTAGACTTTCTTGATTTCTTTGATTTCTTAGACTTTCTTGATTTCTTTGATTTCTTAGACTTTCTTGATTTCTTTGATTTCTTAGACTTTCTTGATTTCTTTGATTTCTTAGACTTTCTTGATTTCTTTGATTTCTTAGATTTCTTAGACTTTCTTGATTTCTTTGATTTCTTAGACTTTCTTGATTTCTTAGATTTTCTAGGCTTATGAACCTTGGATTTCTTAGATTTCTTTGGTGATTTAGATTTTTTGTGAGATTTCTTGTGAGAACGTTTTTTACCAGCACCAAATTTAGTTTGTAATCTTTGCATTTCAGCCCATTTTTTTGCATCTTGGTTATCTTTGTATTGGTTGTAAGCACCTTGTGCTGATGCAGCAACGGATTTTAAACCACTGCTAAATTTAGAACCGATTGACATGATACCACTGCTTAATTTTGAACCGACACCTGAGATAAATGCTTTAGCTTGGTCCATTTTAGCTTTTGCTGAATCCATAACTTGTCTTAATTGTTCACGTCTACGTTCATCTTTGGCGTTGTCATATTCTGCTTTAGCAGCTAAGAATGCTGCTTGTTTATCTTCGTAGTCACCCCATCCTCTCATGCTACGATGAGACTTAACACGTCTTTTAGCACCACCGGAAACTGCTGAAATATCACCTTGGGCACCTCTACGAGCTACACTATATTTTCCTTTAGGAGAGGGTCCTGCTTGAGCCTTTCCTTTACCAGCACATCGACTTTTTATACATTTTTCCCAGACATATTTGTTACCCTTCATTCCAACTTGATACATTTTGCCATCTCTACCTTTTCTCTTAGTTCCAAGAGGAAAAGTTGAAGCTGAACTCTTAGGAACATTAACTTTTCTAAGAGATTTAGATTTGGATTTTTTTGCTCCACCAGCTTGAGGTGCAGTAAACATGTGACCTAAAAAGCTTTCAATAGACATTTTTGTTTTTTATAATATAAATAAATAATTTAAATTTTTAAAATTCAATATGAAATACATTCAAAAATCAAAGATGATATATTTATTTAATTTAAAAATAAAATACATTAATTATTTAAATGTTAGAAGAGTCCGAACCCCTTGCTGTAATAAAAGTTACTTTTGATGATTTACCTGAAGAATTTAAAGATAAGTTATACGTATTTTTAGGTGCTGGCTTAGCTTGTTTAATTTTAGTTAATATAATGTTAAGTGTTAAACTTTTAGAAAAATTTTACAATAAAGTTAAATTTTTATCAAATAAAGAAGATAATTACTATCAACCAGTTTAAAGTTAAAAAAAAATGAAAAGTATAAAATACACTTTTCATTTTAAAAATGAAGCTCTTTACTTTAACTAGTTTATTTTTAGTCGGTGCTGCTCAAGCTAAGAATTATCTTCTCACTCCACGTGGACATCATGTTCATACATTTAACTATGAATCTTTTGCTAAAGAACATAATTTAGAAGTTTTAGTTCAAATTAATGATTTGACTGTTTATAAGACTCATGTTGACAATTATAATTCATTTACAAATACTCTTGAAGAATTATTTGAGATTGAAGAAGACCAGACCTTTACTCTACCTAAACCTATTGTAGGTGAAACACCAAAAGAACCGGTGTTTTATGTTCAAAAGCCAGGAGAAGAGCAATTTGAAATGAAGTCTGTTAATGTTCCTTGGCATTTAGACAGAGTTGTAAAACGTGATTTACCACTTGATAATTCATTTGAATATAATCAACCTGGTAGTTGTCACCAAAACAAAGATGCAACAATTCATACTTATGTAGTTGATACAGGAATTGATGTTAATCATCCAGAATTTGAAGGACGTGCTACATGGTTAGCTAATTTTGCAGGAGATGACCAAGATACTGATTGTAACAGTCATGGAACTCATTGTGCAGGTCTTGTTGGAAGTAAGAGTTATGGTGTATGTAAGGATGCTAACTTATTTGCAGTGAAGGTCTTGAATTGCGAAGGTTCTGGTAGTTATTCTGGTATTTTAGATGGTTTAGAATTTGTTCATAAGCGTCATCAAGAACAACTGAAGGAAAATCCTAATGTCAAGAGTATTGTGAGTATGTCACTTGGGGGTGGATTTTCACGTGCTATTAACCGTGCAGTTGAAGCTCTTGTTCAAAGTGATTCAATGTATGTTGTTGTAGCTGCTGGAAATGAAGACTCTGATGCATGTCATACAAGTCCTGCTAGTGCTCGTGGAATTTTAACTATTATGGCTTCTGACAAATATGATAATAGAGCTTATTTTTCTAACTACGGACCTTGTGCTGATTTGTATTCACCTGGAGTAGATATTTTAAGTACTATTCCAAATGGTAAAACTGCTGTTTATAGCGGTACTTCTATGGCTACACCTAATCTTGTGGGTGTTTTAAATCATTATTTAGACCAATTCCCTTCATTAAACATGAAGGCAGTTAAGGATAAGATGATGCAAGATGCATCTAAAAACAAGTTAAGTGATAATCCTAAGAAGACTAATAATCTTCTAGTGTATCTTCATCGGGGTTAACACCAAAAATATTATCTTGTTTAAAATATAAATTATTAGACCATTCTAAAAAATCATGGATATAATAAAGTATTAATTCTATATAATTATTCATGTGATAATTATATATAATAAATTAATTGACATGAATTGACATGATTATTCTTCTTGTGGGGTTTGAACGGTATCATAATTACTGATAATAAAATTGTCAATTTTACTAAATAACATATCACTTGATTGTTTTAATAAATTTTCTTTTGCTTGAATTGTTTCTTCTAATGAATCTATTGTTTCATGTAATTCATTTACTTCGGTTTCTAGTTTATTAATTTTAGATAATAACCAAAGCATTTGTTCATCTTTTTCTTTTGTTACCTTTTCGTAAACATATTTAACAGCGTATTTAAAAAATATGGCAGTTGTTATACCATTAAAAAAAATAAAAGATAATGTTTGAACAGACATCGTTTCAATTATATAATATATAGGAACGAAAAAAAGTTTATCATAATACCGTGTTTAATGTAATAAAAAATATTTAAATGTTAAATACTTCAACTTTATATAAAAAAATGATTTAAAAATGTTTTTAATAGTTTATAAAATCTAAAATGACATTGCTTGATAAGATTACAAATAATTTGTCTGAAAATTCTCATAAGAGAGTTAAAGTAAAATGTGATTTTAATATATCTGATAAATGTAAAAACGAATATACTTTAGAATACAGACAGTATTTACAATTCTCACGTAATAATAATGGAAAATTAAGTTGTATTTATTGTCGTAATAATAGATATTCAAGGCGAAATAATTCAAATTGTAAATATAAAAATATAGATGATAATATGTTTGATAATATTGATTCTAATGAGAAAGCGTATTTATTAGGATGGATAGCATCTGACGGAAATATAAGTAAGTCTGGTTTTACTATCAGTATAAGAGACTATGATAAAGACGTATTGGAAAAAATTAACAGGGTTTTATTTTTAAATGAATTATCTATTTATGAATCAAAAAATAATATGGTAAGTTTAACTGTAAATTCACAAAATATAGCTAAAAAGTTAATTGAAATTTTTAAAATGACAGATTTGGTTAAAGAAAATAATTCATATAAAAAATCCTATATTATTAAATTTCCAGATATTGAAGAAAAATATTTGTATTACTTTATTAGAGGTGTTTTTGAAGGAGATGGACATTTTAGATATACTAAAACACACCCTGTTTGTGGAATTACTTCATCTTCAATAGATTTTTTAGAGGAAATTGTAAAAAGATGTGATTTAAAATGTAATATTAATAATATTTTATTTGAAATATCTGGTAATTCAGCCTTAGATTTCTTAAATAAAGTATATAAGAATGTAGCCCTTAAAAATGAAGTATTATTTATGGATAGAAAATATAATTTTTATAAAAAAATTGCGGGATGGATGCCACATATGTCTAAGAATTGTTTATATTTTAATTATGTTAGAACTGTTCCTGAAGCAAAACCACCACAAAAGCAACGTGGCAGCGATTCTGGATATGATTTAACTTTGATAAAAAAAATTAAAAGTCACGGAAATGTTGAATTTTATGATACTTGTATTAAATTACAACCAGCATTCGGATATTATTTTGATTTAGTTGGTAGAAGTTCAATTAGTAAATCAGGATATATGTTAGCAAATAATATTGGTATTATTGATAGAACTTACCAAGGTACTGTAATAGTACCATTAATTAAAATTGACAATAGTCAACCGGATTTAGAATTACCTTGTAGATTAGTACAAATTATTCCAAGATTAATTCAACATTTAGAACCTGTTGAAATTACAGAAGAACAATTATTTTCATCAGAAAGACAATCAGGAGGGTTCGGTAGTACAGGTAAATAAAAAATTTAATTAAAAAATGAAAATTGTATACATATAATAATTTATATGTATATCGATATCAATGCTTCAAAAGGAATGTATTCCATTTTCAATTATAGAATCAACACTTCGTGAAGGTGAACAATTTGCCAATGCATTTTTTGATACAGAAACTAAAATTAAAATAGCTAAAGCATTAGATAAATTTGGTGTTGAGTATATTGAATTAACATCTCCTGCAGCATCAGAACAATCTAGATTAGATTGTGAGGCAATTTGTAAACTCGGATTAAATTCTAAAATTCTAACACATATTAGATGTCATATGGATGATGCACGGATAGCAGTAGAAACAGGTGTAGATGGTTTAGATGTAGTTATTGGTACATCCTCATTTTTAAGACAATTTTCACATGGAAAAGACATGAATTATATTATTGAACATGCTACAGAAGTTATTAAGTTTATTCAATCCAAAGGATTAGAAGTCAGATTTTCTTCTGAGGATTCTTTTCGTTCTAATTTAGATGACCTTATTCAACTTTATACAGCAGTAGACAAATTAGGTGTAAATAGAGTTGGGATTGCAGATACTGTTGGATGTGCTGACCCATTACAAGTATATGATTTAGTTTCTAAAATTAGACAAGTTGTATCATGTGATATTGAGTGTCATTTTCATAATGATACTGGTTGTTCTATTGCTAATGCTTATGCAGCCCTTAAAGCTGGAGCTACACATATAGATACATCTGTATTGGGTATAGGAGAAAGAAATGGTATTACACCTTTGGGTGGTTTGATAGCAAGAATGTATACAGTTGATAAAGAAGATATCAAATCTAAATATCAATTAGATTACTTAAGAGAATTGGAGAATATTGTTGCTGAAAGTGTTCAAATTCAAGTTCCTTTTAATAATTATATAACTGGTTATTGTGCATTTACTCATAAAGCTGGAATTCATGCTAAAGCTATATTAAATAACCCATCAACTTATGAGATATTACGACCAGAAGATTTTGGTATGTCTAGATATGTATCTATTGGGCATAGATTAACGGGATGGAATGCTGTTAAAAATAGAGTGAACCAATTAAATTTAGAACTTTCAGATGATGACATAAAAGAAGTAACAAAACAAATTAAAACATTAGCAGATATGAAAATGTTAAGTATTGAGGAAGTAGATACTCTTTTAAGAAATAAACATGAAGCTAAAATACGTTAATATTCATATAATTTAATTAAGTTATATGAATTGAATAAATTTAAACCATTAAATACGACGCTGTTACTTGGAAGTAATGTGTAGCGGTTGATACACTTTGGAATTTAACTTTTAGTCTTGTTGTACCTGTTTTACCATATGATAATACATTCATTAATGGAACAACATCTGTGTCATCAACATATCCAGTACAGGTTGAAATTACTTCGAATCTTTTACTTAAAGCTGTAACTCTTTGTGGTAAATCAAATTCTATTTCACAATTTTCGCTTGCATTTGATGGATTAACTGTGAATCCAAAGATAAGGTTACCAAAATCGCCATTGGTACTTAATATATTTGTAAAGTATTCGATAAAAGTACAATTTACAGGATTATATGATGTAAGAGCTGGTTCAGTAACAGCATCATATGCTGTAAATTTACCATCTATATAAATATCTCCGCCGATATACACATCCTTCTTTATTGCAGCACCACCATTTACAGTTAAAGCTCCACCAGATGTAATACTTGAAGCATTAGCTGTAGCCTTAATACCTACTCCACCTGATGTTATTAAACAACCTGTAGTATCTGTTGTAGATACATGTGTTGAAAATATTTCTACATTACCTAAATGGTTGATACGTACTCTTTCAATATCGTTATTTGTAAACATACTAATATTACCAGCTGTTGTATTACCTGCATACATATTTAAGCACCCCTGACTATTCTCTTGTTGACTATTTGCATACATAAGAACTCTAGCACCTAATGTATTAACACTTGAATTGGTAGCTGCAGCTACTAAACCTAAATAACCTGTTGTAGAATTAGTGGATATAAAGTTGTTTGTATTTATAGAAAGTGGACTAACTACATTTGTTGTAGTGTTAATACCCACATATCCTAGATTATTAATAGTTAAGGCTTTGTTTGCATTTAGAGGGGTTTCAGATGTATTTGTATTTGTTAAACAGAATTCATTAATGTTGGAATCAAATAAAATACCATATCTAGAAGTTGTACTATTTTCCATAAAATCAATGTAACTATAAGAGCCTGCATCGTGTTCAAAACGTGATGTAGCTGTAGTTTTTCTAATATGTATATTTTCTTCATTTGTAAAGCCAATTTCACCTAAACTTAAATTGTTACCAATACGTACATCTTTTCTAATACTTGCACCACCTGCTGTTGTAATTGTACCTCCATAACTACAACTAACTGCATCATTTGTATTGTCTATAGATATACCACCTAATAAATATAAAGAACCTGAACTAGAATTTGTAGATACAGTTGTGTCTGTAGAATACAATCCACGAATTCTTAAGTCAGCATTATCATTTACATCTATAATACCATTAGCTGGTTTACTATGTGTATAACTTAATGAAAATGTATCATTTATTTCATCATAGTAATTAACAACATAACTGTTACTATAAAAGTTTACAGTTGCTCCTGTATTTGGATTTTGTGTAGTAAATGGTGTGGATAATGTAGCTACTCTTTGTGGACCATTATAAGCAATAATTTGTCTAACTTGATTTGTATTTGTACCTGATACTATTTTAATCCACCATCCTATGTAGTAATCATTATTAGAGTTTGCTAAATTACTGAATTTTATTTGGAACAAATCAGGTATTAAAGATTGATTTGGAATAGAGTCCACAAATTGTGCAACCATTGAATTATTAACTATATCTCCTGTTCCTGCATCATTAGGTTCTTGGTGTCTTTGGTATAATATACCAATATCCCGAGAACTATTTGTATTTTTGTTGTTATAACCAACAATAGGAAGATTGTCAGCTGTTTGTAATGTAGTACCTTCAACAATTAAATCACCAGTTGTATATTTCAAAGTACTTTCTTGTTGTGTTGTATATTCTAATGTCCATACCCCACTATAACCGCTAAATGTTCCAGATGGTGAATTGCTTGTACCTTCTGAAAGTAGTAAAAATTTAGTATTACGTTGAGACGTTACATTAATATTTGTTTGAGAACTAGGAGCTAGTTTTACAAACAAATGATAATCGTTTACTGAATCATTGTAAATATAACAAATTGGTTTGTCAACAGAGTCAAATTGTAAATTACCATAGTGTGAGTGAGATGCAATACATGATGTGCTATTAATAGCAACAACTAATTTTAATCCAGAAATATTATTGTTCGAAATATCTACACCGTTATTAAAATCTATTTCACAATATCCTGATTCTGTTCCTAATGTATTAATTTGACCCATGTACATCCATAAAGCATTACCATTTGTGTTATTAATAGTTTGATGTAAAGCATTGCCAGAATATTCAACTCTATCGGATAAAGTAACAGGTCCATTCAATGTACTATAAATGTTATTAGTTAACACAAGTGTACTTGAAGAAATATTGCTTGGTGTAAATGTGATTGTAGAATCACCGACATTATTTGATAATTTTGTAATTAACTGACCACCAGTACTTCCACTTCCTAAATTGAGTGTCATATTTGCTCCACTAGCTTGAACAAAACTTTCCGAACCAACATTAGGTGTCGTTAATACTATACTACCACTAGAGTTGAGTTTATTTAATTGAATAGATAGATTTGTCATTAATAATCGTGAGTTAGGACTATGCCATCTAATTTGACCAGAATTATTTCCATAAACATTAATATTTGAATAACTTCCAATAGTACCTATATTTATGTTGTAATTAGATGTTGTACTATTTGGAATAACATTTAAATTTTGAGGAATATATTGCATTGTATATCCATCTGGTACTTGTAATGTACCACCTAATTGAATAGAATGAGAATCATTTAGAACAATACCTGTGTCTGCAATTGTCAAAGAATTTGCTTCTGTATTATTGTATCTGGTAAAATGAATGGGAAGAAAACTATTTGTATTACGGTCAAAGTCAGGTGGTTGAATAAATGTAGCATCAGGGTCAGAATATAGATATAAGTTACCAATATATGCGTCTAATAACCCATAAATTGTACTTCCAACATACATGCTAGCACCAATACTTGCACCTCCTGGTGTTAATAAACTTCCTCCGTCTGTTACAGATGATGCATCCGTTGTACATTGAATAGTAACACCACCGAATGTCACAAAGGACCCGGTTGTAAGATTAATAGCTTCATCTGTTGCCGTAATTGTAAGATAACTAAACGTATTGGCTGAAGCAGTAACTGAATTAATAGAACCACCTACATATAAATCACCACCAATACTAGTACCACCTTCCACTGTTAAACCACCGCCATTTCCAATATCAATACTATTAGTTGGACATCCAATAGATAAACCACCACTTAATACCATGGCACCTTCTGTAATAGATGTGCTTGGTTTTGTAGCAAAGAATTTTGTATTATCAGTTACATTCATTGCTCCATGTACTTGTAAACGCACACTTGGATTAGATGTATTAATACCTATAAACCCATTTGATAAGATTGTTAATCGAGAGACTTGATTAGTAGCTAATTGAATACGTGAATTAGTATTTGTCTGGTCGTTACTAATAACAAGTGCATCACTATATACTTGACTTGCAAATTGGTTAAACCCACGAGTTAATCCAATATAAGCATTATTAAGAGTACCGTTATAACTGAGACGAATTTGTGGACGAGCATTAGTATTATTTGCATCAGAATCAGAATTGATAAAAAGTGTTGTTCTATCGTTACTTCGAATTTCCAGGTTATCTAAAGGAGTATTAGTACCAACACCTAATCTACCATTAGCTACATCATAATGTAATCTACCATCTGAAATTAAAGGACCAGTATTATTACCAATAACAATGTTACCGGCATCAAAATATGTTGTACCAGTTCCACCATAAGCAACACCAATCATACCGGCTTGCCATGTACCTGTATTAATAGTACCTAACTTGGTTACATGAGATTGATCCGTTGTAGTTTCAATAGGAGTTCCACTACCTCCAGTTAAACCAGTTCCTAAAGCAGTATCTTTAATTTGTAATTCTCCTGTTCCTGGTACAGCACCGATAGATATATTATCAATATTAATACTTAATTCATTGAAATTTTTTGTTAAACCGAAACCTGGTGTTACTTGTCCAAGACCAGTAAATTGTGTAAAGTTTAAATCGTGGGTCCCTACAATATCTAAACCAATTGGTGAATTACAAATCCAACCCAATGAAGCATTGATATCACCTGTTTTAATAAATACGAAAATACCAGCTGCACCTTCTCCTACACTTAAATCAACACCTCTTACTGGACTTGTACTGGTAACTGTATAAATACCGTTTTGTTTTGGGTCGTTTTGGTTTTTAACTAAAACTCTATCGTCTAAAACCAATGTATAATTATCAATTGAACCACCAATTACAACTGTTGAATTAAGGTTAATATGAGTTGTTGTTGCAACTGTTACAGAATCTTTTACAAATAATCCTTGTTTAACTAAATCTACATAAGCTTTTGTAGCAGCATCTTGAGGTGATGTTGGGTCCATAAGATTTATAATTTGTGTATTTGTCATATTCACACCATTAAAGAATGATGCATTATCACCTACATTAAGCTTTTTCTTAATACTAACACCACCATCAATAATAACACTCCCTGTACTGGTATCTGTTGAATCAATTGTATTTGTTATACTATGTTGTAATAAAGAAGTATACTTCTTATCTATAGTATCAATATTGACTATATCCTCTATTGTATCTGTAATTTTAAATGCATTATAATTTGAACTGTTTATTTCTACATATTCATTTACAGTAAGTTTCTTATTTATACTATCATTATTTACCAAAACAGTGTTAGAAGCATCTCTTAATTCATATGCATTAGGAGAATCTACCTTATGATTAATCTTACCTGTTGTAAATACATCTTTAGCTATACCAACACCTCCGCTTATAATCAGTGCTCCATCACTTGAGGATGTACTGTTTGTTGTATTTAAAAAGTCAATTTCACCAACAGCTCGAACAGTTGCAGTTTCAGATTCTACTGTGAATAATTCATATGAACAATCACTAGATGTAATTGCAAATTTACTTCTAGCTCCACTAGATGTATAACTTGTATAATTTGGTAAATTAATTGTAAGAGTTCTACCTCCATTCAATGAAGATATACCTCTACCAATCATATATCCACTTGTAGAATCAAATCCAGACTTTAACTGGATTAAACTTTGAGCATTTAATAGATTTAAACTTGTAATATCCAATGCAGCATTAGAACTTAATCCATTACCGGCTATAATACTAACATTACCACCAGTAGTTGCTGCATTTATTTTAAATAAATCCGTATTTGAATTATTTTTGAATTGTACTAAACCACTACTATTTGATTTAATAATTAAACTACTTGTACCATAAATATCTTTAGTAACACCTAACCCACCATTTGTATAAATAGAACCGGTTGTTCCGTTAATAGCATTATCTGTATTAATGAAATGAATGGGTGATGTTATAATAAGTTTATTACTTGGTGAAATTGTAATGTTACCTTGATTATCACCTACAATATATTGGGTATCTGTCGCAAAAGTCAATGGTATATTTACAGGAATATTTACTTTTGAACCTTGTTGCGGAGTTAAAAACATATCACCTTCTGAATATAAAATTAATTCATTGTCACTATTAGCTGTAATTCTTTGATAACCTGAACCAAAACGAATACCTGCATCAACAGGTATTTTAACATCAAGTGTAGGTCCTGGATTGAGTAAAATATTATTATTTGCGGCAACAGTTAAATCATTATTAATGTTAGCAATAACGTATTGATTTTGATTACCAAAGGCAATAGGAGTATCAACTGGTACAAATACTTTTTTACCATTAGCAAGACCATTATTAGGATAAAGATATACATCTTGACTACTAGCAATAACGATATTATTTGAACTATCTGTATAAATTTGTTCTGTATCTGTTGAAAAAGTTATAGGAATTTGATTAGGTACTTTAATTTTTTTGTTAACACTTGGGGTAAGATAAATATCTCCACTACTCGTAATACTTAATGCATTTGTTAAACTATTCGCTACGATACTTTGATTACTATTACCAAAAGATAGATACTTATTAAATGGTATATTGATACGGATATTCGGTCTGATATTAATGTCTTGCATACTAGTAATATTGAAATCATCAGTTGATGTGTCTGTCCATAATGTACTAAAATTACCATGAGTAGTTCCACGTACATATATTTTCCCATCTATATATAAATCTTTTTTAATTCCTGCACCTCCATATAAAATAAAAGCTCCAGTAGTACTACTTGTACTATTAACAGTACTATTAAATCTAATTGGTATATTGATTTGATTTGATGATTCTATTCTTTTATTTGATTCGTTCCATATCATAATACCATTTAATAACGGAGATGACTCTCTTATAGTTATAGGTTCTAAATTACTAATACGACCTACTTCTACCCGTGAATTAGATTCATTATATACAATTCTAAAATTTTCAGATAATCCTCTTTCTATTTCTAAACCAGCTTGAAATAATGTAACACCGGTACTTGTTTCATTTCTATTCACTAATAGAATATTATCTTCAAACTCAATAACATTGCTATTTAAAATAGATGTATTTCCTTCTACGTATAAATTTCCTTGAATAGATGCATCACCAGTTAATGTTAAATTGGCAAAAGTAGGTGAATCACCACTACGTACACCTTGACCAATGAACATATCGTGACTAATAATTCTTGAATATGCGTTGTGGTAATTGATTCGATTATTAACTAATGGTTTAGGCATATTACCTCTTATATTAATATAAATGAATATAATATTTTTATTCAAATAACGAAATATTAATTTATATGAATATTATATATAAATAACAATATGGAAACAAAAATAATTATGATTATTGTAGCTGTTGTTATAGTTTTGATTTCAAGTTCGATTGGTTCTTACTTTATGATGAGTGGAAGTGACGATTCACCAGCTTCAACACCTGCAGCTTCAACACCCGCAGCTTCAACACCCGCAGCTTCAACACCTGCAGCTTCTTTATCTGCTTCAACGCCTACACCAGCACCTACACCAGCTTCAACACCACCACCAGCTTCAACGCCACCTGCACCTGCTCCTGCTGGATTTAGACCTAATAATCAAGTGCTTCGAAGTCGTAGACGAAACAACTTCTGTTTAGATGTACCTGGAGGTAGTAGAGATAATGGTCCGCAAATGATTATGTGGGATTGTCACAGTGGGGAAAATCAACAATTTAGAATGGACGACAAGCAACGTTTAGTTATCAGACATAGTGGTAAATGTTTAGATGTTGCTGGTGGTAATACTGCAGCTGGTTCTGGTGTTATTCAATGGGATTGTCATGATGGTAATAATCAGAAATGGGAGTATGATTCTCAAGGTAGATTACATCCTAAACATGCGATGGATAAATGTTTGGATATTGGAGGTAATTCAGACCAGAATGGAGCTCAAATGATTATTTGGGATTGTCATGGTGGGGAAAATCAAAAATGGTTTTTGTAAGGGATTAATAATATTTTAGTAAAAATAAAATATTACTATATAATAAGATGAATAATATTACTGATTTTTTACCAGAAGATATACCTGAATTATTAAAAACAAGTAATGAAGAGGTTATTTTTAAAGAAGGTATAGAAATTCGAGATAAATTTCATAAATTTTATAACAAAAACATAGAGAAAGTTATTTTAAAGTATTTACCTGATACTTTATACGATATCGAAAAAAACACTTCATCAATTACATTTGTTGCTGGTTCTAGGTCATGGGAGCAATATTTTTCTAAACAATGTCAAGATAATTTAAAGTTAGAGGAGTTATCTCCTTTGGAAAAAAATGCTATTCTTCCAGGAAATTATGATATTTTTTGTGTATGTAGTGATAAAAATCAAATTGATGAAATTTATAAATATTTTTGTATATGTATTGATAAAATTATAGAAAAACTAAATGATAATAAAAATGTATCATCAACATATTCTTTAACATATGTATCTAATGTTGGTAAAGAAGTCAATGAAGAAAATAAACATAAAATCTCATCTCATAAATTTTATGCAAAACATTTGGAAAAATATTGTCCTATTAATACGGATTTTTCTGATGAAGGTTGTGTATTTCCAGCATGTAAAGCTATGCATTTAGAATTAACATTTGACCCTGTAAATACTAAAACACGTAAAACTAAAGACACGTCATTCAATGAAAAAGTCATTTTATATTTTGAAGTTATATATATCGATGATTTCAATGCATTAAATACAATTAAAAAAGATATGATATCGACATGTGTAGGTAATATGAAATATTTAAATTTAACAGGATTATATTTATTTGCTGAACTTATTCTTAAAAGAAGTAAGGAATATGATGTTGATTTGTATAGAAAACGTATATTAGAAAAATTGCTAGTTCGATATCATATTGACCCTGAAAAAATGTATCTAAAAATTATTAAATTGTATAAATTATTATTTCAATCCAGAACGGATTACAAGTTAAAATTAGGGAGTTTGCTGAAGAACTTTTTAGAGTTAAAACAACCAGATATTATTAATGAATATTCAGCCAATATAACAGAAGCATTCAGACCTTTTATAAACTCTTTTGTTATTCAAATGGATAATACCTTTTCAGATAAAACACAAAATTATATTTTTATAACTGGAGGAGATGCTTATAGACGATATTTAGAAGAAATTAAAAGGACAAATGATATTGATACAAAGGTTATCTATAACAAAGCTAAAGATAAGCCCGTTATTTTAGAAAGTTTAATATATCATTTATCAGAGTTAATAACAGTATTATATAAAAACAAAATTTCAACATTAAAACATTTAGAATCTAAATATGATTTAAGCGAAGACAACATGAAATTAGAGGTGCAGTTTAAACCAATATATTCTAAAGAAGATGGTAAAACATCTACTGGACAATTTCGGTTAAGATTTATAGAAAAGGATAATTTAACATTGTTTTCAGTTGATTATAGAAGTAAAATTAATATTCAATTATCAGTTGGCGAATTAGATATTGATATTACACTTAATCATGATTTACCAATTTTAGATTTAGTTTTAGCAAAATCTGATATGAAATATAGATTTGCTGTAGAAATGTCAAATGGCTTACCAGTGGCATCTAGTAAATATTTACAAAAAGATTTACGAGATATATACGCCGAGATTAATCAAAATTTAAAACTTCGATTTCATAAATCTAGTAAAGATAGACAACGTTTTATTAGTTTAGTGAATTATTTGAAAAAAGCTAAGGAATTATTAGAATCACATAGAAATTTAGAATTAAAGAGAAAGATTGAAGATTTATTATCTGACATGTCAGATGAAGATATAACATATAAAAAACGAAAAGAAGAGGAAGAAGATATCGATATGGAGGACACTACTACTACTGAAAGTGATTTTATGGATGTTGATTCCGAAGGTCGTTATTTTACAATAGATATATCTAATTTCAACAATTATCCTTTGATAACGAGCCAGACATTAGATAAACGATTCTTTGCTGAACATTATAGACATAGTTTTAAAAAAGATAAAGGTATTATTTTTAATTATGCTACTAAACTAATAAATTTGATAAAAATAAATGAGAAATTACCTGAAGATGAAAAAGAAGAAAAACTCCAAGTATCTTTTGACGAAATTCAAGAATTATTCGAGAAAAAGGAAAAATTTATTGAGGACTCGTCTGATTTGTTCTCAAAATTAACTTTGTAACAGTAGATTAAACTTGCGGTCGAAAACTTATAAATAATTGAAATTTAAAGATAATTTAAATTATTTAACAGAAGAGACGAAATGTCCAAAAATAAAAAAACAGTAGAAGATACTTATAAGAAATTATCACAAAGAGAACATGTATTGGAACGTCCTGGTATGTATATTGGTTCTGTGAAAAAACAGATGGAAGAATTATGGGTTGCTAAAGAGAGTGAAAATAGCTCTCTCAAAATGGAAAAAGTTATGGTCGAATATTCACCTGGATTTATGAAAATTTTCGACGAAGTTTTAACTAATGCCACTGACCATTCTTTTAGGGATTCGAGTGTTACAACTATCAAGGTTGAGTATTCAAAAGAGACTGGAGAAATAAGTGTATGGAATAATGGAAGTGGTATTCCTATTCAATTACATAAAGAACATAATATTTATGTACCAGAATTGATTTTCGGTCATCTTTTATCTGGAAGTAATTATGATGATTCTACTACACGTACTGGTGCTGGTACTAATGGTTTGGGTAGCAAACTGACAAATATTTATTCAAAGAAGTTTGTAGTAGAAACATTGGATAGCGACGAAAAGAAAAAGTTTATTCAAGAATTTTCTAATAATATGACGGAACGTACAAAAGCAAAAATTACAAGTAATTCCGGTAAAAGTTATACAAAAATCACATTTATCCCTGACTACCAACGTTTTGATATGGATGGTTTGGAAGATGATACAATTCTTCTTATAAGAAAGCGTGTTTTAGATTGTATTGCCTGTACTGGTGGAAATGTTCAAATTTATTTAAATGGTGAAAAGTTAAAAGGAAAAGGTCTTGTGGATTATACGAAGTACTTCTTTGAAGGAGAAAAAGTTATTACAGAATCACATACAGAGCGTATTAAAAATAAAAATGGAGAAGTTACAGAATATATTTGGGAATATGCAATTGTACCGTATACCCATTATGAACAAGTATCATTTGTAAATGGAAATTCTACTGTTCAGGGTGGTAAACATGTCGATTATATTCTTTATCAAATTATTAATAAACTTAAAAAAATGTTGGAAGAAAAGAAAAAACTTAAGGAATTAAAACCTAATTTTATTAAAGATAAACTATTCTTGTTTTTGCGTGCTACCGTTGCTAATCCTGCTTTTAATAGTCAAACAAAAGAGCAACTAACAACTCAATCAAAAGACTTTGGGTGTACAGTTACAGTTAGTGACCAATTCATCACTAAATTATATAAGAGTCCAATTACCGAAGAGATTGTCGAATTTTGTAAATTAAAGGAATCATCTGCTTTAAGTAAACAAACAGATGGTAAAAAAACAAGTAAAATTTATATTCCAAAACTTGAAGATGCTCTTTGGGCTGGTACAATTAAATCAAATCAATGTACCTTAATTCTTACAGAAGGAGATTCAGCAAAGACATTTGCTATGTGGGGGCGTGCAGTGGTTGGTCCAGAAAGATATGGTGTATTTCCTCTTAAGGGTAAGGTATTGAATGTACGTGATGCAACTATTTCACAACTTATTGGAAACGAAGAAATCAATAATCTTAAACAAATTATTGGGTTAAAACAAGATAAAGTTTATAAGGATGTGTCGGACCTTAGATATGGAAGAGTGATGGTATTAACTGATGCTGATGTTGATGGTAGTCATATTAAAGCACTTCTTGTAAATTTCTTTCATTATTGGTGGCCAAGTCTTATTAAACTTGATTATATTCAAACTTTAAAAACACCTATTGTGAAGGCTATTAAGGGTAAAAAGGTAATGGAGTTTTTTACAGAACAAGACTACCTTAAATGGAAGGAAACTGGAATTAATTTAAATAGTTATCAAGTAAGATATTTTAAAGGTTTAGGTACTTCAAAAAAAGAAGATGCAAAAGATACATTCAAGCGTCTTGATGAATTAAAGGTCGATTATTATTACAAGGATAAAACATGCGATGAATCAATTTTATTAGCTTTTGAAAAAGATAAGAATATAAAAGCCCCAAAGAAAACTAATAGTGATGATGCATCAGAAGTTTCAGAAGCTGCATTAATTAAATGTTCAGATAAACGTAAAAACTGGTTATCAAATTATGACAAAGAAGTTTATTTAGATATGAATCAAAAACGTGTTAGTTATCAAGACCTTATTAACAAAGAACTTATTCATTTCTCTATTTATGACAACTTACGTTCCATTCCAAGTTTGTGTGACGGTCTTAAGCCTTCTCAAAGAAAAATTTTATATTATATGTTAAAAAAGAATAAGACACAACTTATTAAAGTAGCCCAGTTATCTGGTTATGTATCTGCCGAGACTGCGTATCATCATGGTGAAGCATCTTTACAGGGTGCTATTATTAATCTAGCGCAGAATTTTGTTGGGTCTAACAATATTAACTTACTTTATCCAGATGGTAATTTTGGTTCTAGATTGCAATCAGGAAAAGATGCTGCTAGTCCTAGGTATATTTTTACAAGATTGTCAGATATAACACAAGATGTTTTTAATCCAAATGATACACCATTATTGGACTTTTTAAATGATGATGGTACACCAATTGAACCTGAATGGTATCTGCCTATTATTCCAATGGTATTAGTCAATGGATGTGAGGGTATTGGTACTGGATATTCTACATATATTCCTAGTTTTAATCCAAAAGACATTATAACACATTTGGTAAAAATGATTGATGATGAAAATTATGTACCTCCCCCTTTGAAACCTTATTTCAAAGGTTTTAATGGTCTAGTTGAAGAAGTAGATAAGGGTTCTTATGTCACTAAGGGTCGTTGGGAAAGATTATCCGATAAACAAATTAAAATTACAGAAATTCCAGTTGGTATGGGTGTTACAACTTACAAAGAATTCCTAGAATCTTTAATTGAAAATAATTTAAGCAAAAAGGTTGCTGATAAAAATTCAAAATCTAAGAAGAAAAAGTTTGAATTAAAAGATGTACAGAACAAGACAAAAGATGAAAATGATGATATTTGTTTTATTGTTGAGTTTAAAAATGAAAAGGACCTTGATGACCTTATAAAATCTCAAACACTAGAAAAAGAACTTAAATTAGTAAAGTCTTTTAGTACTAATAATATGTATTTATTTAATGAAAGTTTGATTTTAACAAAGTATGATACACCTGTAGATATACTATTAGACTTTTTTGATATCCGTATCCAATACTATATTAAACGTAGAGAGTATATTATCAAAAAATTAAAACGTGAATTACAAATATTAGAAGCAAAGGCAAGATTCATTAAAGAGTATATTGATGGTGATTTAGATATTAATAAAAAATCAAAAGATTATATCATTGCTTTACTTGAGGAGCGTAATTATCCTACAGATGAAGATTCGTATGATTATCTTTTGAGACTTCCAATTTACTCCTTAACTTTAGAAAAAATTAACGAGCTTAATGAACAATGTGAGAAAAAGAAAAAGGAACTACACTTTATTAAAAATAAAACAGCTGAAGAATTATGGAAAATTGATTTAGAAGAACTTATAAAGAAACTTTAAGTTTCTTAGGAGATTTACTTAATAAAAATATACCAATACCATTCCACCAAGTTTTTTTACCATGGTGTTCTGGCATACCTTCTAATTCATCTTCACTTACAAATTCTTCATGTCTAAATAAAACATGAAGATTTAACTTGTCTATTGCACGCATAGTTCCATCACGAACATTAGGCCAGTTCCAATCATCAACCATAAAAATAAATACATCTTCTAATACTGGATAATAATATCTTAAAGATTCAAAATGGTCTAATTCAGCATGGTCACCATCAAATAAATATATATTAAATGGTCCTGCGTCACTTAGTTCATTAATATCTACTTTCCAACAATCTTGTTCTAATAGATAATAGGACGAGTCATCATTCCCATATTTAGATAGATTTTCTTTGAAAATGTTTGGGTCACCACCAAATTGGCACCAGTTATCTATAAATAATGCTGTTACCTGATTTTTGTAAATAGCGCTTATACTAGAACTTCCATTCCATGTCCCAATTTCCAAATATTTAATATTTTCTAACTTGTCAGAACGACATATATTATTGTATAAATGTCTTGTACGCGTACCTGTATATCCCTCATATTCTAATAATTTTTTTCCTTCTTCTGTATTTGGGTTAATGTTAGAAATTCCCTTTCGCGCATTTAAAATACTATCGCATATGTGATGTACAAGAGCCATAATATTTACATCAAAAGGCTTGGGTGAATTTTCTTGTGAAATTTTAAGATACTTGTTGAGAGTTAAATATGCGTCAGGTTCTGGTAACATTATGATATAATTATATTAAGTAAAATATAATTAGATTCTAAACTAAGATATCGTTAAAATTACGCAATTTATTTACTTAGTACTATTAACATGAAAATAATTATTGGTATTGTGGCATCTGATAATGAAAATTACGTTGAATTTAAAAAAGCGTGGGTTAAAAATATATCATACGTTAAAAAACATCCAGAATTAGCAAATTTATTTGATTTTTATTTTTTGTATTCTGATGCAAATAGTTCAAGTAAACAAATCATATACAAAGAAACTAAACAAATCTTATACACAGACTTTTATGATAAAAGAAATACAGAAGAATTTGAATCAGTAACACATAGTCTTTTTGGAAGAACTATTGCTTTTTTTGAGTATATGATAAATGTATTTAAATTAAATGAAGATGTTTATTATAATAAACATAAAACCGATGGATTATTTTTTGTAAGAACTAATTTATCTACTGTTTTTGATTTTAAATTGATGGCTAAATGGTTTGAAGATAAACCGAAAACTAATTTTTTTGGTGGTTCATTTAATGGGTTTTATAATGGTATATATACAACAATATCAGGCACTAACTTAATATTTTCGTTGGATATAATGTTATTTTTAACGGGTAATAAAGATATGGTTGACATGAAGGTTATGTTAGAAGATGAGGCTGTATCTCAACTTATTATTCATAAATTGAACATATTTTTGATAAATGTTAAAAGATTAGATTTTATTGAAATGGAAGAGGTTAGATTACCTCCAGACCATGTTTGGCCAGCCACTCCAAACTCTGTAGTTTATCATAAAACTAAAATAGGTGATGAAGATATTTTTACATTTAGATTCAAGACATTTAACAGAGACAACGATGTTATTGTGATGAATTTTGTAATAGATGAACTATGGAAGACTGGTTTTAAACTTACTGATACGGTAAATAAGGTGTCTAATTTATATGAACCACCATTACCTTTAAGTGAAGAGGGGCCTACTTATGGCGAATTGTACTCAAAAAGACCATTTAAGATTTTCCATTTAGATTTTAATGACCCACAAAGAGATATTACATTAAAAATTGAATAATTAATGAAATAATAATTATATATAATGATTGTACCGTCTAATTTTCGCTTAGGATACGCCTGTATTTGTACAGAATTACGTAAAAATGATATTTTTGCTTCACGAACAGTCCGTTTAGCTACACTTAAAACTAAAGGTCTTGATTATGTTAAACAGCTTGCCTTACAAAATGTAAAAGATATGTTAACGATTCTTAAATGGAACAAAGAACACGGAATCTTTTTTATGCGTTTGAGTTCTGAAATGTTTCCATTTGCTAGTCACTTAGAACATGGTTATTCAATTGACTTTGCTGATGCTTCTTTGAAAGAACTTGGTCAGTATGCACGTGATAATAATATGAGAATAACAATGCATCCTGGACAATATGACGTTTTATCTAGTCCAAGTGAATCAGTTATTGCAAATACAGTTAGTGACCTTAAACATCATTGTGATATTTTGGATCGTATGGAAATGGGTCCTGATAGTGTTATGATTATTCATGGAGGTGGAGTTTATGGTGATAAGGTGGCATCGTTAAAAAGATTAGAGGAAAATATTCTCAAACTCCCAGAAAATGTACGTAATCGTCTAGTCTTAGAAAATTGTGAGATGGCTTATTGTGTAGAAGACCTTCTAGATGTTAGTGAGCGTATTGGAGTTCCAATCGTGTTAGATTTTCATCATGATGACATTTATCCATCTTCAAAACCCATTCACGACTATTTTGATAGAGTTTTCGCAGTTTGGCATACACGCGGTATTAAACCGAAGGTGCATGTTAGTAATAGTGTACCAGGTATTACAGTAAATGATTCTAAAACGGCTCGACGCAAACATTCTGATTATATACAATTTTTACATAAATCTTTATTAACTATTACTTTCCCAATTGACGTGATGCTTGAATGTAAAATGAAAGAACAAGCTATTTTACGACTAAAACCTATCACAATTAAAGATTTTTTTAGCTTAAAAATAACAGAAAATAAATAATAATAAATTATTTTACATATGTTATATACTATTTTTATACTATTTGCTGGTATCTACTTGGGTCAAGAATTTGTTATGATTCCTTCTGTTAGAGTAATTGTAGCTAATATAATGTTGTATTTAAGAGGATTACCAGACCCAGGTAATAACCAAAATGTTGTTATTGAAAATGCACAAGGATGGTTTCAAACTGTAAAACGATATTTGTTTTGGTAAGACGATATTTGTTTTGGTAAATTAAGGTTTATATTTAATTATACTAAATATAACTAAATATAATTTATACAGGTCTACCCATACCTTTAGGTAATCCTCTTTGTTCCATCATACGTTGTTGGTCTAACCGTTGTTGGTCTAACCGTTGTTGGTCTAACCGTTGTTGGTCTAACCGTTGTTGTTCCATCATACGTTGTTCATAACATGAGCTATCAGGTGGACAATGGATTGAATTCCCTATACCCTTAGGTGGAGGTGGAGGTGGAGGTGGAGGGGGAGGGGGAGGTTGTTGTATAACTTGACTTCCAACCCCTTTAGGTAATCCTGGTTTTTGTTCTATCATTTTTTGTTGGTCTAAACGTTGTTGGTCTAAACGTTGTTGGTCTGAACGTTGTTGTTCTGAACGTTGTTGTTCTAAACGTTGTTGTTCTAAACGTTGTTGTTCTAAACGTTGTTGTTCTAATTGTTGTTCTAAACGTTGTTGTGCTAAACGTTGTTGTGCTAGTTGTTGTTCAAGAAGACGTTTTTTCTCATCTGCTTCTTTTTGTGATGAATACATCCAATAACCACTACTACTAGATATTGAACATAAAATTAAAATTACTACACCTATAATAATCACTGTAGTATATGATTTGGGTTGTGATGGTGTTGATGTATCCATGTTTATATAAATATTTTAATATAATCAAAATAAAAATGAATTTAAAGATAATAAACTCTTTATAATAAGATGAGTAGAATTACTTATATAAAAAGTAATATTAAGAAGCATTCGCCTATTTATATAGTTGATTTTTTAAATATCTTTTCAGATTTTAGAGAAATCAAGTATAAAATGTCTAATATCGATTTTCATTCTGTAAAGCATATTAATAAAGAAAAAGATACTCTAGATTTTTTTAGAATATTTTTTACAAAATATATTGCTTATAGTGGAATAAAACGCGATGGTAATTTTTTATTTGTTATGAAAAAGATTACAAATTACGATACTATTTTGTATAACATATTAGAGTTATATAAAGATATTAATATTAGATTTATTGTTATTGAAAGTAAATATGAATCAGATATTTTAGACAAAAATAAGGATGATTTTTTATGTCAATATATATTTAGTTACTTAATATCTAATAATGATAATTGTATTTTGATATCAAATGATAAATATAGAGACCGTTCAGTTTATGTAAAAGAGTTTAGTGATAATAATAATTCTACACTTATACGTGTTATAAAAAAAACAGATAATAACTTAATTGAGAGTGCGTCTTTGAATATTGATATTGAAAGGATTATTTGTAATAGAATTTTAAATCAAATTTGTAAAAGATGTACTATACCAAAAAATAAGTTAAAGAATATTTTATGAATATTTTTATGAATATGAATACAGATTTATTTTATGAATATGAATACAGATTTATTTTATGAATATGAATACAGATTTAGTATTGATGTTAAAATTTTTTTATTATTATATAATAATAAATGAATAATACTAATAAAAAGATTCCTAACATTGATAAATTACATGCAGAAAGACATGTGAAAGAACAAGCTCGAAATGAAATTTTTACAATAGTATTAAATAAATGTATTGACCAAATTATAGAAACAAATGCTAGAACAGAGCATACGTTTATATATTTTGAAGTTCCTAATATTATTATAGGATTTCCTGGGTATGATAGACTTGCATGTATTCATTTTTTAATAAATGAATTGACTAAAGAGAGTTATAAGGTTGAATTTATTGAACCATTTTATTTATATATAGACTGGAGTAAAAGTTCAAAACCAAAAACGATAGATAATTTAGTAATTCAAAATATTATCCCGACATCAAATCCTGAAAGATTACGTCAACAAACTAAAGAAATTTTAAAGAAATATCCTAATGCATCTAAAATAGTTTTTGAATATGAAGATTCTCGAAAAGGTGATGCGTCGTCAAAAAATAAAAAAAATAAAAGATAATTTATATGGAAAAAAGTTTTTGGTTAGATAAACCATTACAATTATGTAATGAATATAATGTAATTTTATCAGAATCAGAATTATTTAATAAAGTATGTAAAGATATTGAATTATATAAGTTTCAATTAGATTATAAGATATTGTATTCATCTGAGATTTGTAATGAGAAGCTTGATTCTATTGTAGATTTCTTAAATAATAATTATATTACATCTGACGACACAAGTCTAAGATTAGTATATACAAAAGAATTAATATCATTTTATCTTGGGAATAAGTCTATTATTATAGAGTTTTATCCTAGAGGAAAATCCAATATAATTGGGTATATTTCAGGTAAACCGTCTGAATTATGTGTAAATAATGATACATACTTTAAAACCTCAGAAGTAAATTTTTTATGTGTAATACCTAAATTAAGAAATTTAGGAGTGTCTGGTTACATTATAAATATATTAACAAAGGAACTTGTTAGAATGTATAATATTACTACTGGTTATTATACTACAAGTACATCTATCAAGACAGTTGCTTTTTCTACTAAAAAATTTTATCATAGAATGATAAATATCTTATCTTTATACAAAACACAATTTTTAAATCATGCGGATATCAATTTATTAGTTAATGAATATAATACGTTTAATATTGATAAAATATATGAGAAAACCCATACTATAGAATATTCTAATAATTGTAGTATTGATGATGATATACTCAGTATATTATATAGTAAATATATACAATTTTGTAAGTCAAAATATAAAATATATGAACATGTATCTGTTGATGAGTTTAAGAATATTTTTACAAACTCAAGTTTTCATAATTTTATTATCAGAGACATTAATAGAAATATAGTCTCTTTTATATCTTTATTTAGATTAGATACTTATAATGATTTAACTAAGTATACACAAAAATCTGGTTATTATTATTATATGTTTTTGAATGATACAGTTAACGATTTAGAATTTGTGTCACAATTTATTTATAAAAATGGTATTTTTGATATAATAACATTTGGTGATATTTTTAACATTGATTATAAATCAATAAAATGTATTCAAGGTTCAAGTATTTTAAAATATTATTGGTTTAATATGGTGTGTAAATTTTCTAATAGTTATGAAAATGGTTTAATTACCATTTAATTAGTTTAATTGGCTTGTTTTTTTTTATTAGATAATTATAAATATGGATTCTGATTTCTCATATAATTATCTAGTTATTGATAAATATAAAAATAAACGAGGTGAAGATACTACTGAACTTAAAGAACATGAGGGTAAATTAATTATTAAACAATATTCTGGAATTAACAGTGATAATTTTGTTATTAAGAAGTTTGATGGTAAGAAAATATCTTTTTCATTTTTTAAACTAAATGGTATTTATTATGTCAGTATTAATGGCGATCATATTATTGATTATAAAAAGTTTGTAAATATTCAACAGATATCAAAGATTGAACAAGATAATATAGTAGCAGTTAAAATTAAAAATGCATATATAGGTGATATTACAATCAATAATTGTGACCCAGAGATTTTTCATAAAGCTTTAAATGTAATGTCTAACTATATGAAAAATAAATCAAGTTATGTATCTGATTTAATGCATTTTGTATTTAGTTAATTAATATAAGGTATTTAGTTAATTAATATAAATATAAAGCAATACAGTTAATAAAATAATAAAGTTATGCATAGTGTATAATGTTTTTTTATATCCGTCACTATCGTATCCGAATCCGTATTCTCTAAGTTGTCCACTTGGTTTGAACGATATAGATGGTTTAACCATATAGAAAATCAAAATTATTCCTAAAAGATAAGGTAATATTTTCTTTACTTTATCAGATAACATCTCTTATAAGTATATATTAAAAAAATTTCTTAAAATTAATTGAAATTTTCAATAATAAAAATATATTTAGTATTTTTATTAGAGATAGTATGATTTGTCATTTACATCCGTATACGATAAATCATTTACATGATGCTGAATATATTAAATCTCTTGGAAGTGGAGCATTTGGTACTGTAAAATTATATAAATGTAAAGAGAAAACTAATGGATGTACATGTAATCAAATATTTGTTGTAAAGCATATGAAATGTAATAAATTTAAAAAAGATGAACATCTTGTTAAAAAATTACGTAAAATATTCTTAAATGAATATACCATAGGTACTTTACTTCATCATCCATGTATAAGACAAACTTTAGATATTGATTTACAAGATAATTCTATTATTTTTGAATATTGTCCTGGTACTGATTTTTTTAATCTTATTAAAGATAATATATTAAAAATAAAAGATGAAATTTTATATTTTAGACAGTTAATTGATGGTGTTTCATACATGCATAATATAGGTATTGCTCACATGGATTTAAAATTAGAAAATATTTTAGTAGATTCTATCAATAAAAGAATCAAAATAATAGATTTTGGTGAAGCAAAAGTATTTCATGATTCTTTACATATTTCTACTATCATACCTGATAAAGGACTTCATGGTTCTCTTCCATATGTCGCTCCAGAAGAATTTGAAGATAAGGAATATAACCCAGAAAAGGTAGATGTTTGGGCCTGTGGTATTATTTTATTTGAGATTATATATCACTCATTTCCATGGAATAAAGCACTATTAAGTGATGAAAAATATAAACGTTATATATACAGTGTAAATACTGGTCAACTTCCTAGATATTTACCAGACTATAAGTCTCGTAATTTAATATGTAAATTACTAACGCCTAATCCTGATGAGAGACCTCATATTGAAGAAGTAAAAGATGAGTTAGATAATATATATTGTAGTCTAAATGAATAAATCAGTAATGAAATGAATTATTTAATTTATTTCATTAAAATTTTTTTATATACTATTATTAATATGAATTTAGAAAGACCTGAATTACACCCAAGTCAATTTCAACAAAGTAACGGTAGTAATCTTAAACAACAACGTACTTTATTAAGTGTTAAGGAAGAACGTGAAAAAACATTAGCAGTGGATGACCTTAAGAAACTTACTTCACCTGGTAAATATAAATTTACTATTGATGATAAATCTTTAAAAGGCTCAAATACTAATAGTGTATTTAAAAACTTATATGGTGAAACCTTACTAACATTTCTTTTCTTTTCACAGAGAAATATTGAAAATATTCAAAAATTAATTCGTATGGTTGTGTTTAGACATACTAAAGAGACTATTGATTATCAATCTAATAGTGAATTACTAGTTATAATGAGAAGTATCTTTTTAGCATATTCTAGACATCCTAAATTAATTGATGATAGTATGTCTGAAAAAGAGAAAAAAGAATTATTACTTATTTACACAAATGAGGTTGACCGCCTTAATCAATTAGTTATTGATACATGTGTACCAGTTATCGTTAGTCAACTACAACAATATTTAGTTTATTTACATGATGCTAGTTCTCCATTACGTGTGATGGAAAAACCATTAAGTACATCTGTTAAAGGTACTAAAAATTATAGAAGTCAAACACAAGTTCTATTAGGTGGAGAGCTCTAAGAATAATGAATTAGTTGTTTTATAATATGTTTTAAATAATGTATAATCATTACTTTATTTGAATGTGGTTTTTTAAGTTCTTCTATAATTTTATGTAAAGTTGTAACCATCACCATAATTTTATTAGATGGCATTAGAGATTCTTCTTCACTTGGAGGTTTTACAGAAGGTGGAATAGGTTGAGTTGGTGTTGGAACCATAGGGGGTGGGGGTAATTCTATATTATCTATTTTAGGTAATACATTTTGTTTAAATTCTCCTATTATATTACATGGAGGGGACGTATTAAATGAAACAACAACTGTATCATCAAGAATAGATATACCCATACCAAATTTTTTACTGTCCTTCCAAATTAAACATGTAAAATGCCCTGTCTCATCACTAAATCCTGGATTATTAAAATTATAATAAGCTATTTCTTTATACCATAAATCAATACTTAGTTTGATAAGTGTAATGACATCATTGCCATATCCTTTAAAATATGCTAAATTTTCTCCATATAATTGAGAACCACTATGTTGGAACAAATTATTATTTATCAAATAGTTTGACCATGTTTGTGCATAATTAGAAATAGTTTCGTCCCAAATTAGATTAGGAGCTTGATGCGCTTTACGATATTGGTTAACGTATTCGGTTATTTCCATTTTCTGGATATCGCTAAGTGGAACTTGATATAAAACAGGTGCTTGTAAAATAACAGACATTATGTTTGTTATAAATTAAAACAATAAATAAATTTTTAATTATTGTTTTAATTATTTATTCAGATGAAACTTCTGTCATACTTTCAATAGATGGGTCTTGAATTTGTTGTGGGGCATTTCTTGATGGAACTCTAAATCCACCTTGACCATTACAATCATCCCATAAATCTTCAATAATATATTTCTGGACAATATAACATTTTTTGAAAATATCACTTAACATCATTCTACGGTCTTTTTCTGTCATATCTGTTTTTTCATACAATGATGGGATTGAATTTATATATTGATAAAACTTATAATAACTCATTCCTAAATCAGGTAAAATTGTCTTACGCGTAGGATTAAAATAATCTTCAGTATGATCAGAATAATTTTTATATTGATCTAATTTTAATGGAAGACGTTCTTGTAATAATAATTCTGCATAAAATTGTGTTACTTCATGTGCATCACGAATAACATCTAATTTTTCATCAAAACTATATTTATTATATGAACAAATATATACTTCCGGAGGTATCTGTGGTGTTTCTGGTGCTGATTGTCCCATTTATATTATTACTAGTTAAAATAAATTTTTATAAAAACCTAATTAAATTAAAAGTATTTTAAAAGTTTACTATTATCTTTGCCAACAATTATTGTAAACTTTTTAGTAATAACTGGAATATGACTCGGTTGAACATATGAGATAGGATAATTATCTAAAATATTATTATTTAAACACTCTTTTAATCCCATCCTATTTTTGACATCTTCTAAATAAGGTGAAATATCGAACGCATAATTACGATGCTTTGATTTTACTTGACTATAAAATGCCTTTGAGCTTTTTAATTTAAGAGAATAAGTAAATTCATTAAATCTATAAATATGAGATTCATCTGAATTTTTATATTTGATATCGACATCATCTATAGTAGGTGTTACACTTAAATTAATTGTATAAATGTCATTTTCTTCAAATTCATAATTTATATTTTCAGGTGAAATTAGATAATCATTTTGGTCATAATATTTACGATAGTTTAATATCATATATTTTAAACTATCACCTGTTACATACTCTTCCCATTGTTGGTAACTCATACAGTTTTCAATAGGAAAAATATTATTATTTGTACATTTACTTTCAATTAAAATACGCATTTCATCAGCTGTTTCTTCATGTTTAATTTTTTTAATTAGTTCTTTTTGTAACTTATTTAAAAATTCATTAATTCGCTTTATTTCCTTATTTTCATTGATTGTAAATGTCTCTGCTAATACACTAATACAACCACCGATAGAAACGCCTAATTCTACTTTTATAATATCATCATCCTTAATACTATTAAACTCAGATTCTTGATTTGCATGATTATAAATATAATTTCCAAGACAATTATTTAGTGAGATACTCACAGGAAATGCTATATGTTTATGTTCTTTCTTGTAAATAGAACTAAACTCATTATTAATACATTCAGTTCCATATTTAGTTAATGTTAGAATACTTCTTTCATTTTCCGAGAGTATCTTATCCTTAATTTTATTATAAACTTTACCACAAATAGATGCTGCAGTATTATATTTAGTTATCATTGAATCTGTTAAAACTCTATCTTCGTCCATATAAATATAGTATATATATTTATATTAATAATTATTTTTAAACTAATAATTGATGTTTCTTAATCCATTTTCTAATATCATCTATATTTAGTAATATAGATTCAGCATCTCGAATAATAACATCATTTTTATTAAATGTATCGGATGTAATTATATTATTTAATATGAGTCTTTCTTTGTTATCATTTAAAATTTCATTTGCAATAGATTTTAAAATGGTAATATTGTTAGATGGTATATTTAAACTTTCAAATATCTCTAAGAGTTCCATGATTTTATCATATTTAGGTATATCGGTGCGTTTAATTAATTTTTCAATATTATCTTTTACTACTTGATTCTCACTAATCTTTTCGCCTAATATCTTCTTAAGATTAAACACATTATTATGAATATCTTCAATCATCGTATTATATTGACCAAAATTTCCAGTGATATTTTCTATACTATGTAATTTAGTATCAATATCTAAATAATATCTATACTCAAATTTAACATATGAATGTAGTTTAGAGTCTTTTTTATATGGTATGATATAGTTAAAATTTGTTACTATTCCACCTATAGTATCAATATTACTGTCGACTATACCTAGAATTTTGACATTTTTAAAGTCTTTGACTGTTTCCATTAATTTGTTTATGGCTTTAAAAGCGTTAGTATAATCTTTAAGAGTTAAGAGTTTATCTTGTTGACGAATTAAACTAGAAAAAGATACTACTTTTATATCTGGATTATCTATGATACCAGTTTCTAAAATAGGTATCAAAATACCACGTTTTGTCATTAGCATATTTATTTTATTAAAATCGTTTTTAACTTGGTATTTAATATTTCCTATAAGATTTGTTTTGGTTGTTTGATTCTTAAGTTTAGTAATGAATAATTGATGTGGTTGTATTGGGATAAATTGATAATTTTCAGGATATACATTCTTCCTTATACACGTTTGATTATAATATTCTGTAAAAAACTTAATTAATTTGTCAGTATATTCATATTCTTTAATAACATCATTTTTCTTATCTTTTGTGATTAATCTTGTAATAACTTCGAATGTATTCTTTTTCTTTAAAAGAATTAAAAATGGTCTACCGAATTTCTTTGGATTTAATGGAACTGGTCTACACATAATTCTAGTGCTTTCTGTTACATCAATTATTAATATATTTCTTTTTAAAATTCTCTCTAATAAATCTATAAGTTCCATCCAGTTTAAAAATACATCAGCTTTATTTATATAATTTATATAATTATTTATGTTACCATATTTAATACTTATATCACCATTATTAAGTTTATTAAATTCGCCTTCATTTTTGTGAATATAATCTGATATAAATCTTTTGAATTCATTATGATTATTTATAGTTTGACCTCTAATAGTATTATTCATTGCTAAAAGTAATGAATTCAAGAATGAACTATTATTCTGTATAATACCCATTCTATAATGTATTTCTTTAATTGTTAAGATATTTTGAAATAATGTAACTAAATCTTGTGGTAAAATACCTAATTGTTTGTAATTTAATATTTTATCAGATGATTGAATAATATATTGTTTGGTAATATCTGACTCTTTCTTTTTACGACTTACATATACTTCTCTTTCTTTATCAAAACAACATGGTATAGACTTCGATGTATATCCAAAGTATTTATTTTTTTTATGTTCATTACAAGGAGCATGAAGAGACACCCTGTTATTTAAATCTGGCTTAAAACTACATTTATTTGAAGCTGATGGATATATAATTTGTGATAATGTAACTCGATCTAACCAAATATTATCTTCTTCTTCTATAGCATCTATTAAATCTTGGTTATAAATAGGAATAATATCATTTTGACTTGTTAATACGTTAGTTGTATTTGATAGGTAATAATATCGTGGCATACTATTTTTTTCATTAAACCCAGGTTTATAATCAGATATAATTTTAATAACATATGTTTCAAATGAGAGTTTACCTTTTTTGATTTTAATTTTGAAATTAGAAGGTTCTACCAAGATATTTAAACTTTCCGAGTCAACATTTTTAATATAACTCTCATTACCTGTTTGATTGTATTTAAAACAACATACTATATTACTTTTAGTAAATCCTGGATATGGATAATTTGTGTTATCGCATCTGTAATTTTGATTATTAAACGTAATTGTATAACCATCTTTCTTTAGTGGGTTTTTGTTTTCTGGATTAAGTTTTGGTTGACGAATAGCTTGACATTCTCTAGAATCGAAATGAATACCTTGTTCTTTGAGCTTCTTTTTATTAGTCTTTTCTCTAATTTTTCTCTTTTTACTAAAATCTTCAAATAATCCGTTCTTCTTAATTAACTCACTCATTTCACTTAATATGAGTAGATTCCAGGTTATAATCGTAGCTTGAGTTTGATTATCTGCTCCAAATATTTTAATAATACTTGAATCTTCTTTGTAGGGGTTGTCTCTTATATTAATAGTTATACCTTTAATCTCCTCAATAGCTTCACGAGTTTTAAATTTTTTGTAATATGCTGATAATACATCTAAGGACTCGGTTCTTTTAACTTCTAATATATTTTTTGATATCATTTCTTGTTTTATTAACGATTCAAATTTTGTTCTATTAATAAAAATTCCAGTTTCAATAGTTGTATCAACTGATTCTACTATTATACTTGATTTTTCGATCGGTAGTATTCTTTTTGACTTTAAAAACACCGTTTTTAATAAATTAATATACTCTACTGTTTTATTGACATTTTCTTTGATATCGTTAAATAATTGGTCAAGATTTTCAGAGTCATTATCTGCAACTTTAAGATTAACATAAATAACTCCATTAGGCATAATATTAATAGTTAGGTAATTATTAGTGTTTTTGAATTTAGATTTAATCATTAATCCTTTAATAATTTTATACGTTGCTTCGTTAAGCTTTTTCTTTTCATTCAATACCCAGCTTTTAACTTCTTTATCAGGAACTATATCTAGTAACCTATTATAAATCTTAATTTGAGGTTGTTTAACATCTGATGCACTGCTTTTCTTACCTAAAGCAATAAATGGTATATTATCATTTAACTCTAATATATTGAAGATTTCATTTAATTTAATAAATACACCCTTTGTACCACTTGTGACATTTTCTCCAGTTATAATTAAACTAATATCGTTATATGTAATAGAATTAATTTCAGGTGTAAATTCTTGAGATAATTTATAAAATTGTTGTAAAACGGTATCATTTTCTTGTTGTTCAATAGATTGTAATAGTTTGTTTCTTTTTGTTTGATTTGTATTAACATAATCTTGAATATCTGATATAGTAATGTTTCCTAACCCAATATTCATCAGGTTTAATTTAATAATAAATGATAAATCTTCTTCTGTTAAGTCAGAATATTCTTTTTTATAACTATCAAATGATGCTTTGAATTTAGAATCGTTAATATATAGATTTTGTAAATCTAATGTAGAAATAGAGTCTTGTAAGTTTGATACAAAAATAACGGGTTCATCTGGGATACCATTAAAAGATTCATATAAAAGAGAATTAGAATCAGAAATTGTAATAAAATTACCCGAATCATCTTGTATTTCAATTTTAACCAAATTAGGGATGAGTTCTGGGAAAAATACAAATAATTTTTGTTTAATTTTTTTGATGGAATCATCTAACAAAATATTTGGATATTCATTATTTAAAACTTTATCTGTTTTCTTATTCACTACCGTAACACTTAATGTTGGCATAACGACTATTAATATAAACAGATATAATTTATTTTTATAAAAAGCTAGTGTTTTGATTTAAAAATAAAATTTTATTCGAAAATATAAATGAACGAGACTGAAAATAAAGGACGTCTCTTTACAATAAAGACTTTAAAAGCTGTTATCATAAAGGGTTTATTCGAGGTTATTAAACCTTATATTAAGGAAACTAATATTATGATTACACCAGAATATATTAAAATTTCCACACTTGATATTGCAAAAGCGTCTGTAACCTATGTTAAATTAGATGCTAAGAAGTTTGAAAGTTATTATTGTAAAGAACCCATTATCATTGGAATTGATACAGCTACATTTTTTAAAGCTATTAAATCAGCTAATCGTAGAGAAACTATCACATTTTATATGGATGGAGATGATACAGATAAGTTAGGTATTGAATTAGCTGACATGTTTCAAGGTAAGGTAAAGGGATATAAGATTCCATTATTAGCTTTAGAAGAGAAAATGGTTCATGTTCAAAATATGGAGTTTGACTATATTATAAATATGCCTTCTGTACAATTTCAACAGATTATTAAAGATATTCATCTATTAGATGGTAAGATTGTAGAAATTAAAAGTGTAGGTAAACAATTAATTTTTAGTTGTACTGATGGTATAGCTGATTTTAGAACTGCTATATCAGAGATTGATGATACGATGAACAAAGATCAAAAAACATTATTGCAACAAAATGGTGAAGATGTAAGGTCTGTGAAGTTTTCAAAAAGTTCAGATAATATTGTTCAGGGTAAATTTAAGTTATCATATTTGATGAATTTTATTAAAGCATCACATTTATGTGAAAGTATGAATTTATTGTTAACTAATGACCAGCCATTAGTATTAGAATATTTTGTTGCAGATTTAGGAGTCTTACGTTTACTTTTAATGTCAACGGAGTAAGTGTTCTGTTTAATTAATTTAAATTTAATTAATTAAACATGTGAGTTTGTTTAAAAATAAGATTTTTATTATTGTACACTATTATATTATGGAAATAGATAAATCGCAGTCTAAATCATTATCGCGTGCTTCTACTCGCTCTTCAAAGAAAAAGATAAGTGATGTAGAGTCTGATGAAATCAGTATGTCTCAATTGGAATTATTAGCTAATAAGAAAAAGTTAAATAAAAAGAGTGAAGAAATATCTTTGGACAATATACCAATACAAAAAGATAAAACAAAAGAATCTAGTGTTTTATCTATAAAATCTAAAAAACAAGAACCAACCGAAAAGTCAAGTACACGAAGACGTTCTACTTCAGATGATTCCTCTAGTGATTCTACACATAGACGTAAGCAAGAGAAAAGAAAAGTTAATAAAGAAAATAAGAGCGAAGATATTAGAAAGGAGAAGAGCGAATTACTGTTTAAATTATATACTATTATTGAAAAATCGAATGGGAGATGGTCTTGTAAAATGACTATGGACAATTCATTAGATGAAATTAAAAATGAGTTTACTCGTATTAAGGCTATTTTAGATAATGAAGCCATGGTTAAATTCTGCAAACATGGATTAGTAATGGGTATTAAAGGTGTTGAAATGTTAAATGGAGCATATGACCCTATAGGAGTAGATTTAGATGGGTGGAGTGAAGCCATGTCATATAGTATGGCTACAACAGAATATGATGAAGTTTTATCTGAATTATGTGAAAAATATAAAGGAACTGGTTCTATGTCACCAGAAGTCAAATTATTGTTGATGATTGTGATGTCAGGTGCTATGTTCTCATTCAGTAAAAAGGCTGCAAAAGACCCTAATACATTATCTAATTTAATGGGTGCATTTATGAAAAAGTCACAACCTTCACAATCTGTTCCACCACCTCAAATGTCATCACCTCCACAACCTCAATATAGACCCCCTCCTCAACAAACCCAGCAATTTTTTGACCCACCCCGTGGATTTAATCCTCAGCCACAGGCTTCATTAGATAATTTTGCACAAGCAACACGTGTGCCGAGTTTAGCTGAATTACATCGTCAAAGGCAACAAGTTGATGATGTAGAGACAGAAGATTCTGATAACATTCCATCTAAAATTAGAGGGCCATCTTTTGATTCACCTGATTCAGTTAATATTGAACAAATTATTAAAACAATGAAAGAAAAAAATAAGCAAAAGGAAGAGGAAGTTAAAATCCGTCCTGATATTGAACAGATTTTAAATGAAACTGATACAAGTGAAGATATTGTTAAAAATATTCCAGCACCAAAAACGCGTGGTAAAGGACGTCCTCGTAAAAATGCTGCTAAGGCTTCTGCTAGAAATGCCTAATTATCTTCATTACATTTATCTGATATGTAATTATCGATAAATAATATATATATAAAGAAAATTACGATACTTAATTTAATATTTTTGATATTCATATATAATATAGAAAATAGAATGACTATTTTTACAAATGGATTACATAAAATATCTGGTCGATGTTTATAAAAATCACTTATTACGTGACGACCTCCTAAAAATGCAAATAGAGAGGCAAAGCCTAAATCATAACTAGTATTTGGTTTATAATTTGGATTATTTAAATGTTCGAGACCTATTATATTGTTCGATTCATTTTGGGGTTGTTCAGACATCTTATTCTAATATAATTTGAGATTAAAATTATTTCAAATTAATTTTAATTAAATATGATAATTCTATATTTCTATTTTTTTAATTTCTATACTAATTATAATTAATATGAGTTATTCATATGTTAAAACAGTTTTCCCAGATTTTAAATATTCAAATGTATATGATACAAAATTATATGATAATTTAAATGTATCTAAAAATGATAATAGACTGTTTGAACCAATTGAGACGGATGTATCAAAAAATTATGCAAATATCACGTTAGCACAAGAAGTATCAACACCTAAGAAAGAATCCGTAATAGAAACCTTTCAAGATAATCAACGCTTTTATAATCCACCACTCCCAGCATCTAATATCCCTCTAAATAACAATAGAATTAATAGAGAAAGATTTGATGAAGAACCTAGTCAAAAACATTTAGAATATACAAAACATGTCTTAGAATGCCCATCATGTAAAGAAATACTGATGAAACAATTTAATTTAGAGAATGAGCGTATTCGTAATGAAGAAATCATGGAACTAATTAGTTATTTAATTTTTGGATTATTTATTTTACTATTGATTGATACTTATGCCAAGAAATAAATTCAGGCTGCCAAGAAATAAATTCAGGCTGCCAAGAAATAAATTCAGGCTGTTCGCTATTTTTGGTAATTAATTTTACTTATATATAATAAGTAAAATGGATTTTGACCCAAATGATTTATTAAGTACAAATGTTTATATTTCTAAACCAGAATTAAATCCAAATTTATCAAAGGATAGTAATGAAGAATTTAAGAGATATTATGAAAAAGAAATGCAAAAAAAGGTTGAATCAAAGTTAATTGCTTCTATTAATAAGATTGAATTGCGAGAAGATGAGGATGATGCCAATATAATCAACACAAATGCGTTTAGTAAAAATGATACTAATAGTAATGATAAAGCAGTGTCATCTAGATTTACAAGAGAAGTTAAAACCTTAGTTAGTATAGATTCAAGAGATAGAATTAAAACTATATACCCTAAACCCAATCATTTTAAAATTTTTTTAGGTAAGACCTTTACCAACGTTAAAACAATTGAAATGGTCAGTCTAGAATTTCCTAATACTGACGCTGTTATTAATACTGGAAATAATAGAATTTTTTGGAGAAATTTAGAAGATATTGAATTAGATTATACTGTAACTACAAATGGTATTATTGGATACCCAATTTATCATGTTGAATTAAGATCAGGGAGTTATACTTCTGCTACTTTACAAAATGAAATTCAAGAAAAACTTAATTTGATAAGAAGACGTCAAGGGGCTACAAACACACCTGCGTTAACACCAGATTATCATTATTTTAAACCAGAATTAGATTTAGACACAGATGTTGTAACATTTGTATCTCTTAGTTTAAAGCAATTACCTAATAATCCTTTTACAAGTTCTTTATCTAGTGGTGTTATAACAGTGTTTTCACCAGGTCATGGTTTTGTTACAAATGATTTTATTCATTTTGTTGGAGCAAAGGCTATTGCAGGAATAACTGCTACAGTAATTAATACATTTCACAGAATAACTGTTATTGGTCCAAACCAATTTACCTTTGAAGTTAACGTAAAGGCAGCTGATACAGTAGTAGGTGGTGGTAATACTGCAAAAGCTGGTCGTAAGGCACCTTTTCAATTATTATGGGGTGAAAATAGTTTGACAGTAGGTCAAAATATAGGGTTTTCATTAGAAAATAGTAGTCAGTTAATTAAAACACAGATTCAAAGTTTAGAGAACATTATAGAAATGGATATTACATTAGCAAATGAACATAATTTTGAATATTCTTATACATATATCGGACAACCGGTTAATGTTGGAACATTATTTAATAATAATTTTATTACATATGGAACGTATGTTATAACTAATATAACAAGTACTGTTTCAATTAGGGTACAGGTAGCAAATGAAGCTGTTATAACAAGTCTAGTTAATAATGCACAAGCAAATATGTTAGTTTTTGGTAATAAGGGACCCATATCAGTTTCATCATATATTAAAAATCCTATCCAGTCTTTTATTGTTACAACTATGACAAATCACAATTATAATTTACGAGATGTTAATACAACTATTACTCTCTTAGAAACAACTAATCCAAATGTAGACGATGATGTAAGTTATGATGGAAATTATTTAGTTCAATCTGTTCCATCATCTACAACTCTTATTTTACCTGGGGTTTTAGGTCCTCAAAATGTTCATACACGAGACTATTATGGTACTTTAGCTAGAAAAACACCTTTAACTACATGGACTGTACCAATAGAAAATGTGAATAATCAATATATTCAAATCAATAATATATGGTATACTAGAATCGTGACTTCAGTACCACATAAAATGTTAAAGGGTGATAAAGTAACAATAAATAATGTTACAGCCACTCCTAGATTTAGTGGTAGTTATACAATTTATTCAGTATTGACATCTACAACATTTTTAATAGAAGTTACGTTAAGTAATGTTGATACGAATAATTTAATTACAGCTTATTTAGGAACTGGTTTAATGACATTATCCTTTCCAAGGCATGATTTTAATTCCATTGTAAATATTCAGAATGGGACTATATTTAATATTATGGATAGTCAGAATAACTTGGTCCCCATTCAACCTATTACAATAACTACATTAAATAATCATAGTTTTGTTGAAGGTGATATTGTACGTTTATCTGGAACTTCTCCAACATATGTAAATAATGTCTTGACATCTGGTGTTGAACCTAGTTTAGATGGAGGTGGTTATGTTGTTCATGCTATCAATTCTCTAGATAGTTTTACAATTGTTAAAGTATCAGGAACAAGTGATTCATTTGTACCTATCACTCAATCACCTACGATTACAGGTATTATAGGACTTAATAACGACTTCTATTTATATGATATAGAAGATATAGGTGGTATACCAAAAACTATGTTAAATGGCAATTTATATAGTGTCAGAGATATTATAGATGAAAATACTTTTACTTTCATGGCACCGAATGTTTATGCTACATTTACAGAAACTGGTGGTGGATCAAATATTTATATAAGTAGTTTAAGACATGGCTTTGATGGTATTCAAACAAATACTAAAAATAATATATTAACTAGAAGTATTAATTTACAAGGTGAAGATTATGTATTTTTAACATGTCCTCAGTTAGATACAATGTTAAATACTGGTAATGTTCAAGATATTTTTTCAAGAATTTCTCTTGATCAACCTCCTGGTTATGTATGCTTTAAATATTTAAGTAATCCTAAACAATTTAATACTATACCTCTCGATAAATTAGAAGAGTTAGAATTTTCTGTAGTATATTACAATGGAGCTTTATACGATTTTAATGATTTAGATTTCTCTTTTACATTACAAATTACAGAAGTTGTTGATGCAACTAAGGCATTTAATGTCAGCTCAAAACGTGGAATAACAGATACCAGTTAACTCTTGTCTAACAGATACCAGTTAACTTTTCTTTAAAAATTAATTGAAAAATTGTTTTAATCTTGTTAATATTAAGAGTAAAACATGTATTTAAGTAAAAGAGGATATGTATTACGTAAGTCTGATTTCACAGATGAAGAATTAGTAAATATAAAATTAGAATTGAGAGGTAGACCGTTAACAGATACAAAATATGCCTTTCCTGGAATGAAAAATAACGATAATACTTATCCTGTGTATTTTGAGACAAAAACAAAGTTATATATTCCTAAGATGTACGGTATTAAAAAATTTGGAATACCAGAAACTGTAACTGAATATTTTGAAGGAAAGGAATGGGACCATCCTATAGAATTTAAAGGAACTCTGTACGAACATCAAATAGAGCCCGTTAATATACTCATAAAAAAATGTGAAGAAGATATGGGTGGTATATTAACATTACCTACAGGATTTGGCAAGACTATCTCCCTACTTTATGTCTTATCTAAATTAAAAGGAAAAACTATTATTGTTGTTAATAAAATTCCATTAATGAATCAATGGATTAGTGAAATTAACAAGTTTTTACCAGATGCTAAAATAGGAACAATTCAAGGACAAAAGAATGTAGATGTACATGGTTGTGATATTGTTGTGGCAATGTTACAAAGTATGGCTAGAATTGATTATCCAGATGAATTATTTAGAGACTATCGTATTACAGTAACCGATGAGGTCCATAATGTTGCATCTAGAGTATTTTCAAAGATTTTGTTCAAGTTATGTAGTAAATATACTATAGGTTTATCGGCTACACCAAAAAGAAGTGATGGTTGTGAATATGTATTCAAATGGCATCTTGGAGATATAGTTTATGAAACTAAAAGTGAAAGAAAAGGTAAACCTCCTATTGTTAGATATATTAAAATTGATAGTAGTGAATATAAAGAAATAGCAACAGAAAACAAAATTACTGGACAAAAACAAATACAATTTACTAGTATGTTAAGCGACTTGGTTGAAATGAAGAAGAGAAATGAATTAATTGTAGATATTATCAAAGATTTAATTCAAAAAGATAATGGAAGAAAGATTCTAATTTTAAGTGACCGTAGAAATCATCTCTTAACTATTCAATCTCTTTTAGATGAAGATTTAACTATTACATTTACATATGGTTTATTTTTAGGAGGTATGAAACAAAAAGATTTGGATAAAGGTAGAAAATGTCAAGTTATTTTAGCAACTTATCAAGCATTTGGCGAGGGTGTTTCTGAAAAAGACCTTGATACATTATTGTTGATTAGTCCTAAGAAGTTTATCGGACATTTAAAAAATACAACAAAGAATGAGAGTGGAAAACTTGAACAAATTGTTGGTAGAATTTTTAGAAAAGAACATATTCAACGTTATCCATTAATCATCGACTTTCAAGATAATTTTTCAGTGTATAAAAGTCAAGCATCTCAACGTAAAAATTTTTACAAAGGTCATTTTAAAGACGTGATAGTAGAGGAACAATCTATTAATTTAGATGAAGTAGATATAAATAAAGGAAATTATATTTCATTTATAAAATTAAAAAAGAAAAAGGGTAAAGAACCTGAAGAAACAGAACAACTATCAAAGTCTATATTAGAGTATTGTATATTAGATGACTAATATTTAATGACGTCTGTTTTTATAGGGTTCAAGACGTCCAGTTTCTCTATAACCATTGAACATGAGATAAGCAAGGTAGATACCAGCAACACCTACAGCGGTGAATACGTGAGGTGCATTAGCACCAGCGGCTTGGGCAACATAGTTGGTATTTTGTAAACCAACACCGAGCCAGTTAAGGGCTCCAACGATAACAACAATAGTAGCGACTAGTTTTAAGTTTTCTTGAGTAAGCATGTTTTAATATTAGTAAATAAAAAAAATTTTTATTTAAAAATAAACTTTTTAATTAAATTAAAAAATGGTTAAACTTGTAGTTTATGGCAATAAAATTGCAACTTGTACACAACGTGTTTTAATTTTATTAGAAGAATTAAATTTAAAATATGATTTACGGGAATTAGATTTAATGAAAGGGCATCAAAAAGACCCAAGGTATTTAACTTTACAACCTTTTGGAAAAGTTCCAGCAGTTGTTTATGGAGACTATAGACTCTTTGAATCCCGATCTATTTTAAGATATATTGCTAAAAATAATACAGATGATACAGATTTAACCTTAAATGGTCATCCATATGTAGATATGTGGTTAGAAGTTGAATCTCAAAATTTTAATCCACCGATTAGTAAATATATTTATGAAAAAGTATTTAAAAAATGGAAGGACCCTGAGGCTATTCCTGACGAAACTATTCTCACGTCATCACTAGACGAGTTATCATCTGTATTTGATGTTTATGAGAAGCGTTTAGAAGAATCTAAATATATTGGTGGGAATTCATTTTCAATTGCAGATATTTCTCATATTCCTTATTTACATATGTTTGTAAATATTGGTGAAGAAAATAAAAAGTTTGTTAAAAAATATCCACATGTTTATAAGTGGTATAAGAGAATGTTAATGAAAGATTCGGTTAAAGAAGTTTTAAATATTAGTTCTTAATTCATTTAGGAATACGGAAAGATGCCAAGGCTATTTTACAAATATGTTCAAGTCTTTCTACATGTTCATATGCACTCCAAGCATCTCTAGCTACAGCAATAATACCATGTCTATCTAAACCAATTATATCAAAATCAATGTCGCCAGTAGTTTCATTTAAATTAAGTGCTTTAACTGATGCTATACCTAATTCCTTGCTAATAGGTGCTATAATAGGAACAGTTGGCCCTACACGAGTATATCTATTAATTTCAGGAAATTCTTCAGCTAGCGTTTGAAGATTCCATCCAGCATACATCGCTGCAACAATATAGGTGGGGTGTAAGTGTAAGACTACTCTATTTTCAGGTACAATTCTTTGTAATAGTGCATGAAGAGGTAATTCCCCACTTGGTTCTAGACCAATTAATTTACGTTGATAATCATCATCGATTCTTTCTAAATTTAACCAGGGTTCCATTGCTGTTTTATAATCATCATTGAATTTAAGCTTGAAAATAAGTTCTGCATTTAAATGTTGTTTACGTACACCACTAGGTGTAATATATAAATATTCTTCATCTTTTCTTTTATATGATGCGTTACCATCTCGTGTAGAAATCCAGTTACGTTCATAAGCGGCTTTTAAAACATCGCAAATAGTATCTAACATCTTTTTATATTTTAATAAATATAAAAAAATTATTTAGTTAACGTGTTTATTGAGGGGTTGAGGTGAATGTTTGGTAGTCTTCATATGTATAACGTCCAGAAACTTGTGGTTTAACAAGGGTCATATCATATTTACGTAGAGGATAGCACCCAGATGCTTGAGCAGCTTGTGCTGCTGGAGTTGGTGCTCCAGCTTGTTCTGCTGGAGCTGGAGCTGGAACTGCTTGAGGGGCTTCGACAACAGCTGCAACAGCTGCTTCAGCAGCAGCCGCAACTTGTTCTGGTTTACCAGCAGCAGGAGCCATAGCTTGTTCAGCAAGAGCCTTGACAGCAGCAACACCTTGAGTATCACCAGCAGCTGCAGCAGCAGCAACTGCAATTTCAGCAACAGGAACAACATCTTCTGCTGGTAAGGCGTCAGGAGAGGCAGCAGCTTCAGCGAGAGCCTGAACAGCAGCGACTGCTTGCTTAGTTGTAACTGGTTCAGGTGCTGGAGCAGCAGCAGCTTGAGGAGCCATAGAATCAACAGCAGCTTGAGCTGTAGCTACGACTTGAGCTGGTTCTCCAGCTTCTGCGACAACAGCTTGTTCAGCGAGAGCTTGAATAGCTGCAACTCCCTCTTCAGTTTTAACCGCTGAAGCTGCAATTTGAGCAACAGGAGCAACAACATCAGGTGATACAGCTGCAGGTGCAGCAGCGGCCTCTGCTAAAACTTTAACGGCTTCAACAGCTTGTTCAGGGGTTGCTACTACTGGTGCTGGAGCTGCACCTTCAACGATAACCGGTGCGTCCGTAACATTTTCTAAATATTCCCATACTTTTCCAGTATTAACATAGTTCATGGTAACAAGGAAGGCGAGAGCGATTAATAGAGATGTTGAAGGACTAAATTGAGCAGTCCATAAGACTAGAGAGAAAATGAACAGTTTGAAGTAGATATTTTGAAATAAATCTAAAACTGGCTTAGGTGGCTGGGGTGCCAACCGAACAACATAGAGCATAAGCAAAAGATGCACTATACCTCGGATGATAGTGGGCTTTTTAACATAATCTTGTAAGATAGTGTTAATGTTAGAGTCAAATGTCTGAACGATATTTTCCATTTTGTTTTATTATATTATTATATAATAAAATAATTTTTTTAAAAAAGAGCAATCTTTAATTAATTAATTAATTAATTAATTTAATATTTTAATTTTTAGATTTCTTTGATTTTTTTGACTTTCTCTTTGACTTTTTAGATTTTTTAGCAGATTTACGTTTTGGTGAATCTGCTTTCTTAGCCTTCTTTGCTGACTTTCTCTTTGACTTTGTCTTTTTAGCCTTCTTAGCAGACTTTCGTTTTGGAGATTTAGACTTACTTGTTGGAGACTTAGCCTTCTTAGACTTAGACTTTTTAGCCTTCTTGGCAGACTTTCTCTTTGACTTTGTCTTTTTAGCTTTCTTAGACTTACGTTTAGGAGATTTGGATTTCTTAGCTTTCTTAGCAGACTTTCTCTTTGACTTTGTCTTTTTAGCTTTCTTAGACTTGCGTTTAGGAGATTCGGATTTCTTAGCTTTCTTAGCAGACTTTCTCTTTGACCTTGTCTTTTTAGCTTTCTTAGACTTACGTTTAGGAGATTCGGCTTTCTTAGCAGACTTTCTCTTTGACTTTGTCTTTTTAGCTTTCTTAGACTTACGTTTAGGAGATTTGGATTTCTTAGCTTTCTTAGCAGACTTTCTCTTTGACTTTGTCTTTTTAGCTTTCTTAGACTTACGTTTAGGAGATTTGGATTTCTTAGACTTGCGTTTAGGCGACTTAGATTTCTTAGGAGATTTAGATTTGCTTTTAGATTTTCTTTGTCTTTTAGGTTTGCTGGATTCTGGTTCAGAACTATATGTAATCATTTTAGGGGATACACCTAGTAAATTTTCAAAAAAGGTACTTGTTCCTTCAGATGTTTCTGATTTACCCGATTCTGTTGGGTGTAAAATCATAGCTGTTTCAGATTCAGTTACTTCAGGTTCACGTGATGAAGCAGTTGGGTGAAGAATAACGGCTGATTCTGACGATTCAGATGTAGGTGATGGAACTTCTTCAACACCTGGAAAATCGTCATCTTCTTTAGCTTCTAATTTTTCAACAACATCTTTAAGTTCTTCTTGAAGTTCTTTACGTTCTTCTTTATTTGTTTCCTGTTTAATTTCTTTTTTTAATTCTTCTTTACGTTCAAGTAATTCTTCAGTATCCATAGAGATATCAGATGATTGAGGAATATCATAATTAGTAGGAGAATAGAAATCTTCAGTTGATTCTATATCAGGTAATTCGGGGGTAGATGGTTCTGACCCAAAAAAATACTCGGCAAATGATTTAGACATTATATTATATTATATTATTATAAAATAAAAAAAAAATATAAAATTAAAAATTGAATATAGTCTTTATTAATCATTTAACAAATGCCTCGTAAAAAGAAGGTTCAAGAAGAATCATCGCAAGTAGATATTAAATCTTCTGTCAATGAAAATGTATCTATTCAAGAAGCAAAACAACAATTATCAAGAGATAGTTATATTCCAAAACATCCTTATAGAGAAAATGTCTATAATAAATTATTTGCACTATTAATAAAGTATAATATAGAACCTTATTCTTATACTATAGATGATATTCAAAAATTTGCTTTGAATATAGAGAGAGGTATATTTAATTATGCTGTTGGAAATGCATCAAGTCGTGAATGGGATTTTATGTTTAAACATTATTATACATCTAAAGCTGTTAGGATTTATACAAACTTAAACCCTGATAGTTACATTAAAAATACAGAATTAATTCATAGACTATTCAAAAAGGAATTTACTGAATTCGAATTAGCAAAATTTGATTCTGAACAATTATTCCCTTCTAGATATTATGAATTATTGGAAAAATATGGTGATAAGAAAATTGAAGTTAATAAACCAGACCCAGATGTACAAGGTATGTTTAGATGTGGTAAGTGTAAGACGTATAAAACATCTTATTATCAAATGCAAACACGTTCAGCTGATGAACCTATGACAACATTTGTAACTTGTCATAATTGTAATAATAGATGGAAATTCTGTTAAAAAAAAATTGAAAATAGTTTATATTACTTTATATTTAAAAAATGTCAAGTAATTCGGATAACACCAACACAAACCAAGAACAATTTCAACAAGTTTCAAAAAAGTTCAAGAAACCATACAAGAAGAGAAATACTTCTGATGGAACTAATACTGATAATACAACTAAACCGAAGCTAAGCTTCAAAGAACTTTTATTTGAACTTAACAATCTTAAGAAGTATAAACATTCACCAAAAGCTGATTTGTTTGAACGTGATAATTATTATGTTATTAAGATGGAATTACCAGGTTTGACTAAAAAGGATATTACAGTTCAGCTCCGTGATTCACAATTTGTTCTTGTATCTGGTACTAAACAAAATTTAGTGAATCAAACAGATGATAATATCATTTATTCTGAATGTTATTATGGGAATTTTATGCGAAGGGTTAAAGTTCCTCAACCTGTTACTAAAGATTCTATGAACTTGAGTATGAATAATGGTGTTTTGCTTTTAACATTTAATAAACTTCCTCAAATAGAGGAAACACTTGATGCTCGACTAGATGAAACATCACACACTCAACCTTTAGAACCAATTCCTGAAGGTAAAGTATTGGACTTTGGCAGTTTAGGAGACTTTAAGTCAACTAGTTGGGCTGATGAAATCTAAAAAAATGAATAATTACTTAAAACTTATATATTAACGATGAATGATACAAACACTCTTATTAAACCTTTAAATGATTCTAATGTTATGTTTATAATTGGAGATAGTCCAACTGTAACATTTAATGAAAATGTTACAGTTTATTATTATCCAAAAGAACCTAAACATATAGAATTGAAACCAGCAGAAAATAAACAAATAAATACAATACAAAAAAACTCTATTTTTCCACGAGGGGTATTCAAAAAAATAGTTAATAAAATATCAAGTTTTATAATTTAAAAATAAATCTTTTTTAAAAGAAAAACAACACAAAATGAAAATTTATATATTTTTAGGTGCGTTTAGCACCTTTTTTTCATGTGTGTTGGGATACGGGTATAAAATGCATGGACATTTAGGAAAATTAACGGATAGTTATCTTTCTAAGCACGAATTAAACATTAAAAACAAAATTGATATCTTATTCGATGGTAAAACTATAGAATCTGTAAGCTCATGGGCGGACAAAATAAAGAGAAAACCTAAATATGCATGGACAAAAGATTTGCATTTTATAGATATATTAGAATGTCATAGAGAGCGTTATACAAAAGATGTTATCGATAAATATTGTGAGAATCATTGTATTGTTTCTGCATTATTAGATTTTACGAATTCGATTAAATATAATTTCAAATATGATTATATTTTTGATGACGGATCAACGTTGTCAAACGTAGAATTGCTTAAATTTTTAGTACATTTTATTCAAGATTTTTCACAACCCATGCACTTACTAGGTTATGATAGAGGTGGTAATAGTTATAAAGTAAATATTTTGTTTGATGGGAAAAATAGAACAAGTAATTTACATTATATTTGGGATTCTATGTTACCAGAATATTTTGTAAATAATTATACGTATACATTACCTAATAAAATATATGATAAACCAACTGATTATTATGAATTACTTGAAGATGTTCTTAATGATAATATTCAAATCTCGTGTAGAATATATCCTGATTCTCATTACATAATATTTAATGATTATTTTAATGAAGAACACTTTATAAAATTATTTGATAATTATATGAAATTAGTTATTGGTACTTTAAAGTATATATTTGAATAAATTTAATCGTCGATGATTGTAAATTTATTATCTATGTTTATTATAATATGAATTATGATTTAGTAATTATAGGAGCTGGTCCAGCTGGTTTAGCCTTAGCACAGTGTGTTAGTCATTTAAATAAAAAAGTTTTAATTATTGAGAGAGAAAATGTGATTGGTGGGTGTCATAGAGTAAGACGTGTTAAAGGTTTGTTTACAGAACATGGTCCTAGAGTATATAGTACAACATATATGGTTTTTCAAGATTTATTGAAAGAGATGGGTGTTAAGTTTACAGATTTATTTACTAATTATAATTTTTCTATCACTCAAATTGGTGGTGAGACTATCTTTTCTACATTAACATGGGGAGAATTATTTCTTCTATTTATAGAATTTTCTAAATTAATGTTGAATGATTATCATGGACGAAATGTTATTCTAGAGAATTTTTTAAATGATAATAAATTTAATATAGATTCAATTGAAATGATAGATAGAGTATGTAAACTTACAGATGGTGGTGGAGTGGATAAGTATACATTATATGAATTTTTACAATTATTCAATCAGCAATTTTTTTATTCATTGTATCAACCTAAATATCCGAATGACGAGGGTTTAATGAATATTTGGAAAAAACATTTAGAATCAAGGAATGTGACATTTTATTTAGACACAACTATTAAACAAATTAGTGTTAAAGAAAATAATATAGATTCCTTAGAGGTATCACATGATAATTATTTAGAAATAATTAAAGGTGATAAATATATATTTGCTATACCTCCTCAAAATTTATATAATTTAATGTCTGAATTTGAAATACCACATAGTTGGGGTGATTTAAAAAACTTTTCCCAAGAAACAGCATATATAGATTATTTATCTGTGTCGTTTCATTGGAATAAAAAGTTATCATTAAACAAAGTTTATGGATTTCCTAAGTCAAGTTGGGGGGTTGCATTTGTTGTATTAAGTGATTATATGACATTTAATGAATCTGATTCGAAAACTGTTATTTCAGCTGCTGTAACTATTAGTAATAGAAAATCTAAGAATAATAATAAAACAGCAGATGAATGTTCAGACCAAGAACTAGTAGATGAAATATTTTTACAACTACAAGAAGCATATCCTAATTTACCTACTCCTACAATAAGTATTATATCTCCAGGTGTAAATTTCAATAAAGATAAAAAGAAATGGGTATCAGAAGATACGGCTTATATTATAACTTCAGGTGAGGGATATTTACCATTTAAAAACGAAAAAATACAAAACATGTATAATTTAGGAACACATAATGGTAAAAGTTATTATAAATTTACGTCATTAGAATCAGCTGTAAGTAATTCTGTTGTATTATCTAAAGAATTATATCCAGAATTGAAATCATCTAAATATATTAAATTATCTAGGTCTACAAGTATATCTGATGTGTTTGATTTACTTATGATTGTTCTAATAATTTATTTAATTTATTATGGTATTATAAATGGAGGAAAGAGATATCGTATTAAATAAATTGGATGATATTCTTAATAAAATAACTAATTTAGACAATAGAATAGAAAATTTAGAAAAAGATATTAAATTTTTAAAAAATGGTACAGAAAATATGAATGAACATATATCATTTATTGAAAATGTGTATGATACTGTTAAGAATCCATTTTATTTTATTATAAATAAAATAAGACCTATTGAGAATATACCTGAAAAATCTAAATCGTTAACAGAAAATTAATAACAAATTTATTTACAAAATAAAAAATGAATTATTATTTTGTAGAATTAAATAGTAGAAGTGTTAAATATTACAAAATGATTAAAGGCGAATGGTCAATCAATGTTAATTATCATCGTGGTGATGTTGTAACTATTTATGATTCTTTTAGTAATCAAATTAATTATTATGTATGTGTTATGAATCATATTGCTGACGAATTAGTTAATCCAAGAAATCCAGAAGAAATTTATTGGGTTGAAATCAAAGATATGTACCCTATTCCATGGTTTCCTGACCCATCAAGTTCCAATTATATTCAACCTACTACACCACTTCAACCACCTCCTGTTCAATTGCCTAGTCTTCTTGCACCTGTTCCAATTTTAGATATGCCACCTCCACCTGGTCTAAGTCGGAAAAAAAGAATTGTATCAGATACAGAAAATGATTATGATGATGACGTTAGTCAAAATAAATTAAAAAGACGTATAAAAAATGTTGAAAAAGATATAAATTTATTCAAAAAAAAGCGTAAGTTGGAAGATTCAACTTTAGATTTAAAACAACAAATTATGTTATTAAATGTCGATGTTGAAACAAAGGTATTCTTATTAGATAAATATGAAAGTATTCAAAAATTAGGTAATAGTGATTATGCTAAGGGAAAAGCATGGATAAAAACGGTACTGAATATTCCGTTTGGCAAATATAAACCATTTAAGGTTCGTTCATCAGACTCTTATGATAAAATTAACAATTATTTTAAGATGGTTAGAGAACACCTTGATAAAAAAGTCCATAATATGGATAAGGTAAAGGATGAAATTATGGAATTTCTTGCCAGAAAAGTTTCAAATCCACATAGTAAAGGACATGTGTTAGCATTATGTGGTCCACCTGGTTGTGCTAAAACTGTTATTTTGAAAACTCTAGCTGAAGCATTAGAGTTACCGTTTTATCAAATTAATTTTGGAGGATTAAATGATGTTAGTGTATTGACTGGACATTCCGAAACATATGTTGGTTCTAAACCTGGTAAATTTGTAGAAATCTTATCGAATGCTGGTTGTATGAATCCTATTATTTATTTAGATGAAATTGACAAAATTAGTGAACATAAGGGGCGTGAGATTAATGGTATTTTAACACATTTGTTGGATGAAGAACAAAATAATAAATTTCAAGATAACTATCTTTCAAATATTAATATTAATATGAGTAAATGTTTGTTTGTGATTGCATTTAACGATGCAGATAAAGTAGATAGAATTGTTTCTGATAGAATGAAAATTATTTATATTGATTCACCAAGTTCCGATGCAAAAGTAACAATTGCTTCTGAGAAAATGATTCCGGATATTATTAACACACTTAACATTAAAAAGGATAAATATTTAAATTTGGATAATGAATTACTTAAATATATAATAGAGTCAAAAGTACCTAAAGAAGAAGGTGTTAGACAATTGAAAAAATGTTTAGAAAAATTATTTAACAGAATTAATTATCTCTTGTTAACTGGTCAGTATAGAGATTCTAATTTAAGTGTTACCAACTCAGAAAATATTTGTCAAGATGTAAATGATAATTTAGCATTATTAAATATTCAAACTACAGAAACTGTACATATTACTAAAGCATTTATTGATAATTGTTTAGAATCTAAAGCTGACGATACAAGTTATTTACATATGTATGTTTAAAATTAAATTATTTAAAGTTATTCTTATTTATCTATTTAAACATGGATAAAAAAGAAGAAATTGACTTATTAGATGAACCTCTTCATTATATTGATGGTGCAATTAAATCTGAAAAAGAAGAAACTGAAGCTCGGATGAAATTATTAGAACGAAAAGTAAACGAGTTACATAATATGATAGTTCTTTTACAAGACCGTATTGCTTCATTAGAAAGAACAAATTATAGAAATGTACGGGGTCCATCTTTTTTAACAGGTGACCCTTTTATGTTTCCTCCAGAGCAAGGTTAAACTATTTAACTAATAAAATATATAAGGCTATAAAGAATATTAGAACTGCAATGTAATTATAGCGTTGGTCTTTTGATAATATTTTTGGTAAATAAGTATTCCATGATTCTTCGTCTGGCTTGTTAAATAAATCATCTAAGATACCAACAAATGCTACAGACACATTTTCATTAATTTCGTTAAAAGTTGGGTTAAAGATAGGTTCATCAGAACCTGTTTCTTGAATAAATGGATTAGTAGTAATTTGACTTTTAGTTTGTTGTAAAATAGGTTTAGGATTTGCTAATGGCAATGTTGCATTTGGTAATTCTAATTGACTACCAGGTAACGATTCTAAAGTATAATCTAATGATTTCATATTATATTATACTCAGAAAAAAAATTAAACAAATTTTATATCCAATTCAATTAAATAACAGAATTTGGATTCAATTAAATAACATAATTTGGATTCAATTAAATAACAGAATTTGGATTCAATTAAATAACAGAATTTGGATTCAATTAAATAACAGAATCCATATTATTCATATCAATAATACTATGTGTATTATTTAATTCGTCACTCATTTCTGGTGTATTTAAAAAATTTGCATTTTGGTCTTGTGCAAAATGGGTTTCCATAAATTGTTCAGTGTACGAGTTTGGTTGTTGAGGTTGAGGTGTTGAAGGGATAGTGTTTTTACCTTCAGTAATAAAATAACTTGGTGTAGATTGAGGTACTTCAAATTCTTGTTTAAAAGCATCAGGTAAAAATGATTGGAAATACGATAACTTATGTTGCATATCTTTAATAGAGCTATTAATCTTAATGATTAAAATATCCAATTGTGAATTAACATTAGGGTCTGCTGAGTATGTGAATTTAAGATTTTCAATACCAGTTTTAGCTGATGTTAGTTCTTTTAAAAGTAAGCCTAGAGTTTCGCAGTTTTTGTAATATTCATCTGTATTGCTATACATTTTATTCATAAATTTAGAATTAACAATGTTGCTCATGCATTCAATTGTTTCGTTGATAATACTGTTAATTTCAAATACAGATTGTCGTCTAGAGTCACTAGTAACGAATCTTTTAATGGATTGATAAAATGTTTCGTGTTCTAATGCAATGATACCATCACTACTTCTAGAAATTCTTCCATTCTTCTGAATCTTACTAAGAATTTTTAGGTTAATAAACAGTTTGTCTGGAATCATATATTACTATATCTAGAAATTACTTTTTCAAAATTAACCACGCATTAAAATTAATTGAATTAATTATAAAGTTAAATTATATTAACGTATATCATTATGAATAATAGAATTTCTTGGGACCAATATTTTATGAATATTGCTGATGTAGTTAAAACAAGGTCTTTAGATCCAAAAACTCAAGTGGGAGCGGTTATAGTATCTCTTAAAGACAATCGTATTATAAGCACTGGATATAATTCAATATGTGCTGGTATGGATGATTCATCAATTGATTGGACAGATAGAGATTACATCCATCAAATAGTCATTCACGCGGAGATGAATGCTGTTTTATATGCTCAAAGTAAATTTGAAGATGCTATCCTTTATTCTACTTTAAGTCCATGCAAAGATTGTATTAAATTATTGTCAGCTACAAAAATACGTAAAATTATTTACAAAGATGAATATAAAGATATAGACTATGTTGTAAAGCTTTGTAAATTTTTCGGAATAGAATTAGTCAAATTTGCATAAATTTTGATTCCTATGAATAATAGGATTCTTTTCTTTAACGTTTAAAAAAATGAATAATAGGATTCCTTTCTTTAACGTTTAAAAAAATGAATAATAGGATTCCTTTCTTTAACGTTTAAAAAAATGAATAATAGGATTCCTTTCTTTAACGTTTAAAAAAATGAATAATAATATTTGTTTATAATAGATAACAAACATGGAGAATCTGGACTTACTGAATCAACGTATAAATTTTTTAAAAAGTAATATTCAAGAAATCATTGACAAGTGTACATCAAGTAATGATGTAGAATTTATAAATACATTAAATAATAAGAAAACTGAATATATGGTAGAATTAGAAAAAGCTGTAAAGGAACTTAAATTATCTAAAGATAAGAATCGGAGAGATAATGAATATAAAAAAGTTATGAGAGCAAATGATTCATTAGAATATCATAGAATTAAAAATAAATCTAATTCTACTGAATTACTAAGTGAATTAAAGAAAAAAAGAGAAAAAGCCCAAAATGACTTTGAAAAAATGGTAGAAATTGAAAGAAATTATATTGAACAAGAACAAAATATATGTTCTGATTTACCTGGATTTCTATTTTTCCATAAAGATATAACAGATACATACGGTATGTGCCCGTATATTCTTATGACTGAAAATGTAAAAGATAACCGTCTTAACTGGTTAGATAGTCAAAATGATAACGGACAATTATATAGATACTTATATGATAAATACATTCTTAAAGTTGAACATAATGTATTATTAAAACAGAAAGAAGACATGGAAGCATATTTTATTACATTACATAAAGATTATTTGTCTGATTCTCAATCTGATTTACTTTTAAATTCTGAAGAATATTTAAAGGAATATATGAATTCCCCTGTTAAAACAAAGAAAATTAAAGATAAATTTAAAATTATTGTAAATAATATTAGTAATATTGTTATAGAAACTGGATTAAATATTAATGAATATATTTCGTCATTTTACGGAGTTTACATTCCTGTAAATATTAAAAGAAATAATGATACATTAATTACTGAACAAGGCGAATTTATTGCAACTATTTATAATGATAAAGTAGTTGAATACAAACAATTAATAGAATCTATAGAAACATCTACAAGATTCTTAAATAATTCAACCAATAATTTAAAACAAGAATTATATCAATATATTTACAATCAAGCAAATGTTAAAAAAACTATTAAAAATCAAAAGGGTAAATATTTTAAAAAATGGAGTCAATTAACAGATGAAGAAAAACTTGATAGATATCACTCTTTTATTGAGTTCTTTATAATTAAATATTTAGTAGAACCTGAACTTATAATAGGCGACGAAATTGACAATACAATAAATACAGTCAAAAAATTAATTGAAGATAATGTAGAAAAAATTAAATTTAAGGATATTAAATGGAATGTTAAACGTGGTATGATAGAACAAATTTTTCCTTTGAAATTCAAAGAAGATGATAAAACATTTTATTTAGTTCAAGAAAAGGAGAAAGAAAAAGATAAAATTAAACCTAAAAAGCCAAGTTCTGTTCGAACATTAATAAATAAGGAAACTGAAAAAGTTATTAATGAAGAATTAGTAATGTATATTCTTCATCTTAAAAAGAATAAAAAACTTAAAGCAGATAATTTAAAAACTATTAAAGATGAATTTATAGAAAGATTAAAAGTTAAATTACATGTAAAGAGAGTTACAGTAAATGATAAAATAGAAGTCTTTAAGAAATTTGACGAAATTTATAATGTTATTTCAAATAATGATTCAAGTTCTTGTGGATAATGAAAAAGTCAAAGTCCATCTTTATAAAGTGCGAATTATTTTTTTAATTAATATATATAAGTATATTAATTATGGGTGGTTTTGAATTTATTATACATACCAATGACACAAATATTAATATAGATTATATCAATTCATTTATGAATATGAAACATAGAGGACCAGATGATTCTAATTATACAAGTATGTCAACTGATAATTTGAATAATTTATCTGCTATTCAACAACAAAGTGTCCAGTTATCATTAAGTCGAGATGAAATAAGAAATTATAAACAATATAATTTTATATTTGGACATCATCGGCTTTGTATCAATGACGAATCATATAATGCTTCTCAACCTTTTGATGACCCTATTATTAATAAAATTATGGAATATCCTGAATTAAGAAATAGACCTAACAGAAGGTTAATTTGTAATGGAGAAATTTATAATTATAAAGAGCTCGTTGAAGATAATGAGTTTACGGATAAAGATTTAACATCAAAATGCGATGTAGAGGTTATATTACCGTTATATATAGAACACGGTTTAGAAAATACATTAGAAAAATTAGATGGAGAGTATTCGTTTATATTAACTGACAATATTAAGACATTTAAATTAAGAAGTCTAAATGTTTATGCGTGTAGAGATTATTTAGGATTAAGACCTCTTTATTATGTTAAAAATAATGAAATGTCAGTTTGTATATTTTTATCAGAAATTAAATCTTTACCAAGTTATATTCTTAAAAATCCATCTTATTCTATTCAATCTGTTGTTCCAGGTACATATTGGTCATTTCAAAAATCAATTATGAATAAACATGATGAGTTTATTACTTATTATTCATTAGATAAATTCAAAGATATATCTGTATGTAACATAGAATCAACACAACCTGATTCTATTAATTTAATTTATAAGAATTTACAAGATAAAATTAAAAAAAGCGTAATATCTCGGTATAATATGTCTGATAGAAATGTTGGTATTTTACTATCTGGTGGTTTTGATAGTGTTTTACTAACTAGTTTAGTAATAGAATATTTACATCAGAATAATTATGATTTTAAGAATAATCCTTTTCATGTTTTTACATTAGGTGATACATTAGGTGGTGAAGATTTAGATTGTAATCACTCAACTGAATTTGTTAATTATCTTGAAAACAAATATTCTATAGATATACATCACCATATAATTAATGTAAACGAAATGACTGTATTAAATTCTGATATTGAAAAAGTAATTTATCATTTAGAAACATTTGAACCAGAAACTATTAGAGAATCATTACCATATTGTTTTTTAATGAATTATATAAAAACAAAAACAAATGTCAAAGTATTGCTAACAGGAGATGGTTTAGATGAATTTGGCGGATATGAAAATTTTAATAACTTAGACGATACTACATTTCAAGAAAAAAGCGTGAAATTAATACAAAATTTACATAAATTTGACTTACTAAGAACAGATAGAATTGGAAATATGTTTAGTTTAGAAATCAGACATCCTTATTTAAATAAAGAACTCATAGAATATATTTTAACATTACATCCAAAATTTAGACGTCCAGGTTATTATTCATCTGATAAGTCACCTATAAGTAAATATATGTTTAGAAAAGCATTTGAAACAAATGTATATGGAAATGAATTAATACCATCTCAATTTTTATGGAGAGAGCATCAGTGTTTATGTCATTCTTTAACAAATTTTGAATTACGATTAAAAAATTACATCAATGACTTAATTTCTGACGAAGAGTATAATACATTTATTAAAATATTATTAAATGAATTGAGTATTAATATGAAGACCCTCCCTAAAACAAAAGAAGAAATGTATTATAGAAAAATCTTTAGACAATTTTATAAAGGTAGAGATTATTTAATAGATATATTTTGGGATGATATATGGAATTAAAAAGTGTCGTCTCGTTTTTTTTATTATTTTATTTATAAAATATATTAAATGGAAAATCTTACAGATTTATTGACAAATATCTTTGTATCAAATAAACAACATAAACATATCGACAGAAAATTAGAAAAAGTTGAAGAGAAGGAAATTTCACAAAAAGATATAGATAATAACTCAAGCGATTCAAGCGATAATTCAAGCAATAACTCAAGTGATAACTCAAGTGATAACTCAAGCAAAAAGTCAAGTGAAAATTCTGATAGTAAAAACAGTTCTGATAGCGAAGAGTCAAGTCAAAGTAGTTCTGATAGCGACGATTCAAGTGAAAGCACTTCTGATAATGAAAAGTCAGATGAAAAGTCAGATGAAAAGTCAGATGAAAAGTCAGATGAAAAGTCAGATGAAAAGTCAGATGAAAAGTCAGATAAAGAAGATAAACTTGTTGAGTCAAAACTTAGTGAAAAGAGTGATAAACAAACTTTAAAAAAATTAGTATTAAAGGCTTCAGAATTTTATAAAAGAAATTTATTGATAGTTAATAATGATCAATCAAAAAATATAGAATTATTAAGTGAAATATT